AAAAACCTTAAAGAGAAGAATTTTCCCGAAGTACGTAAATGGGTTGTCAATAACCTGGACAATGATACTACTGTCCTGTTGCGTCGTATTTACGATGCTTGTTATGATTCCTTGGTTCCGAATAGTATTCCTGCTGCTGTGCTTGTCCTTGCTAAGTATCAGTATCAAATGGCATTTGTGGCGGACCAGGAAATAAACTTACTTGCCTGTCTTACTGAAATTATGGTGGAGTGTGAATTCAAGTGAACTACATGATTGTTTTTGAGGATTACACTGGTTTTCAACATAGTAAATCATCTAACTCTAGTGATTTGCATCAAGACCTTATAAATCTATTCAGTGATGAATACAATGTGATTGAAGTCTATGGGGATGATGATGGTGTATATTCTACTGTCGGTAATTATCCTACTATACCTAATGTCATGGAGTGTGAGTTTCAATGACAAGAATTCCAACTAAAATCGGTATGGCCCTTATTATGGTCTATTGGTTGTCTATGGCTGGTATGGTTGCCAATGCATATTTTCATTATAACTATAACGTATGGAGTGTGAATTTCAATGAGAATTGGAGTCATGTGTTCTGGAAACGGAACTAACTTTGAGAACATTGTTGAGAATTGTCCAGACCATGAAGTTGTAGTTATGATCTACAATGTCAAAGGATGTGGTGCTCAAGAAAGAGCAGAACGATTGGGTATTCCTAACTGTCGTATTAAGAGTATTGACGAACAAAAAATCATTGATAAACTTAATAGACATAAAGTTGATTTAGTAGTTCTTGCAGGTTGGATGAGAATTGTTACACCGGGATTGATTAATGCTTTTCCGAATAAGATAATTAATATTCATCCATCATTACTTCCAAAGTATAAAGGTCTTAATGCCGTTAAGCAGGCACTAGATAGTGGTGATAAAATCACTGGATGCACAGTTCATTATGTGACTGAAGAGTTAGATTCTGGGGGATGTATTGATTCTTCTTCTGTTCCTATTTGTGTAGGAGATACAGAAGAGACCTTACATCATAGAGTTCAGAGAGCAGAACATCGTTTACTTCCTATGGTAATCAATAATTTATTAGAGATTGTAAATTAAAATGAGACAAGATAAAATTGATACACAGGGTATGAGTCTTCCTGGTAAATCAAAAAAACCAAGTAGAACTGATCCTATGCCAGTAAAGCATCGTACAATCTTCACCACAGAAGAACGTGAAGAGTTAAAGCAAATTATTCATGAGGCACTTGATGAGAGGGAACGATTATGAAGTTTAAGGCATTAGTATTCATTCGATTAAGATCTCAGGTTGATGACTCTCCTGGTAATGCTGTTAGAGATGCCTGTAAGAGATTGTCAGATTTGGATGTTAAAAAGTTGAGGTTAGGTAAGGTCATTGATATTTGGATTGAGGCACCGGATAAAGAGTATGCTGCCAAAGAAGTGACAAGATTAAGTGATAGATTTCTTGCTAATACTGTAATGGAGGATTGGTATTATGAATTAACTGAGATTGAAAGTTTCCCTCCAGGAGTAGAATAATGCCACATGAATTTGATTACGTTGAGTCACCTACAAAAGGTGAAGTTGATCAATGGGGATTTACGATTAAACCTAAAATCAGTGATGCTGAGTGCATCTTAATTTGTTTAAGGAATGCACCTTGTGGAATTGATAAAAAACAAGCAGAACGATTAGTAAAGGAGTTTGAGAATGAAAGGATTTAATGAACCCGGATCAAATAAGAATTGGGTTGATGATGGATTTAAAAGGTATATAACACAATATCAACTAGATAATGTAGTTTCACTTTTAAATGGTAAGTTAGAGTATGCCTCTACTTACGATAACACGGGCAAAATCACTAAAAAAATTATTATTACTTACGATGAAACAAACTAAGAAATGTCAAGTTAAGTCCAAGTTCTACTATATCTTTTGGGGAACTGCTACAGCATCAGTTTTGTTAGGGCAAATATATGTCGGAACTGGATATAGGGTAATGGCAGAAAGCACTTTAAGATTTCAAAATTATCTTGCAGAACTTTTAGACACTGCATCAATTAATAAGGCTATTTGATGGGACTACTAAAAATTGATAAAAGCAAATTGATAGAGGAGAAAGTTAAAACTACTCCTCAGAATGTTCAAGAGGCAAATGAAGCATTGTTTCATGCTACAATGAACTTACCTACTGCCGCAAAACATTGTGGTATGACTCAGAAGGAAATGAAATTGACCTTCTGGGAATTTTTGAAATATCATCCCTGTGATTATGAAATCTCTGAAATCTTTGAAAACACCTCTTCGATATCCAGGAGGGAAGTCGAAAGCAATTAAGACTCTTTCTCAATGGTATCCAAAAGTAATCACTGAGTATCGTGAACCATTCATCGGTGGTGGATCTATTGCGATTGATGTGACCAAGGCAAATCCAGACATTCCTGTTTGGATCAATGATCTGTATGTGCCCCTTTACAACTTCTGGGTGCAATTGCGTGATCATGGACAAGACCTCTCTGAGAGTGTTAGAGAGCAAAAAGAGAAGATGCTTGAGAGTGGGACACAGGATGAGAAAGACCAGTTTGCCAAGAACTTGTTCAATCAATATGCCAATGAAATAGACACTTATGATGACTTTCAGAAAGCAGTTGCTTTCTTTATCATGAATAAGTGTAGTTATTCTGGTCTGACAGAGAACAGCACTTTTTCACGGACTGCTGCTAATTCTAACTTCTCTCTGGTTGGTGCAGACAAACTTGCACAATTTTCTGAACTAATTAAGAACTGGAAGATTACTAATATTGATTACTCTGAGGTAATGAATGCTGAGGGATCTGATAATACTTTTGTGTTTCTTGATCCTCCTTATGATATCAAAGACTTTCTTTATGGTAAAGATCGTCAAATGCATAAGTCATTCGATCATGATAAGTTTGCTAATGATGTTTATAAGTGTCCTCACAAGTTCATGATCACTTATAATGTGAATGATAGATTGCTTGAGTTGTATAAAGATTATCATCTTGAATATTGGAAACTGCGTTACTCCATGGTTCATCGTGGAGATAAGAATACCCAAGACAATGTAAAGACAGAACTTTTAGTTACTAACTATTCTCTTACACCAAAAACTCCGATTGAAGAACAATGGAACTGAAAGACTGGCTTAATTCTATCAATCAAACTAAGAAGCATTTGATTGATGAAGATCCTTCACTCGAAAAAGAATATCCTCCTTATATTATCAATCGTTGTTTCTCTGGACATCTTGATACTTTGATGTTTGTCAATGAGATGAATAAGTATAATTTCCTTCCTAAAAGGTTACAATACGACTTCCTTATAAATATTGTGAGGAAAAAGAAGAGATTTTCTCCCTGGCTCCGACAAGATAAGATCAAAGATCTAGATTATGTCAAACGTTATTATGGTTATAGTAATGAAAAGGCAAAACAGGCTTTGAAAATTCTAACAAAAGAACAACTTAATTTTATTAAATCAAAATTTGATACTGGAGGGAAAGGATGAGTGTTGTTAGAGAAGCTGAAGTGAGATGGACACCAGAACAAATGGTGGAAGTGGTTCTAGGAGAACCAGATGATTTTCTAAAAGTTCGTGAGACTTTGACTCGTATCGGAGTTGCGTCTAGAAAAGAAAAGAAAATCTATCAATCCTGTCACATTCTACACAAGCAAGGAAGATATTACCTTGTGCATTTTAAAGAACTATTTGCCCTTGATGGTAAACATGCAAATCTAACATTGAATGATGTTCAGAGACGTAATCGTATTGCACAACTACTTGCCGACTGGGGTTTGATTAGTATTGTAGATGCCGATAAAATTCAAGACATCGCACCACTCAATCAGATTAAGGTTCTTGCATTTAGAGATAAGCAAGACTGGATCCTTGAGACCAAATACAATATTGGTTCGAAGAAGAAAAGGACAGAGGAAACCGAATAAAAATCTACGGGGTTCAACACTCCGTTTTTTTATGCTATAATATAAATAATGGTGGATGCCTTCGGGGTCCACACAATCAAATCTCGCTTTAAAAGGAGAAGCACAATGATCAAGTTTAATGCTGCCAATTTGGATCAGCTGGTAGATAGCATAAATAAGAATAGCATCCATATGGATGAATATTTCGAAAGGTTGTTTAATCTCCACGAAACAACAAAGAATTATCCACCATTTAATCTAGTCACAGTCAGTAAAGTAGAATCAAGACTAGAAATTGCACTTGCAGGATTTAGAAAGGCAGAAGTAAATGTCTACACACAAGACGGAAAACTCTTTGTTGAAGGACAAAAAAAGGACACCGAAACAGATACAGAGTATGTCCACAGAGGAATGGCTCAACGATCTTTCACCAGATCTTGGACATTGGCAGAGGACACGGAAGTTAGATCAGTTGAATTTGAGGATGGGTTGTTGAGTATTGTTATGGGAAGAATTGTGCCCGAACATCATCAAAAGAAGGTATGGTTTTGATATCCTGACTAATTTTTGCTGCGGTTGATACAGAAGTGTATCGTAGTGATACAGTATAATCTATATAATTATGTAATCTGATGGAGACTATTATGAACTTCACCATGACTACCATACTTTTTGGTACAACAGCATCTCTTTTTAGTTGGGGAGTGTTGTACCCTGTTCTGTCCTAATACTTCCTGAACCATGGAAATTATAGCAATCATCGCAGCAATCTCAGCAACATCATTCGGAGCATATTGGATGACACCAAAACAATGATAACTGAATGAAATGGTGGGCTTGACGCCCCCTTTTTTATGCTTTATAATATGGGAGTGAACAGCAGTAGTCTGAACACACTGACCTCCATGCCATTAAGAGTATGTACAAAAAGAAAAAAGTCCCTCAAGATCGAGAGTTTCCACTAGATCTCTTGGGAGTTGAAGGCACGGATGGACCTGAATATCCGTTATATGAATTTAAGGGGTTTGGATCTCGCCCGACCAATGAGATCAAGGCAACCACTGCAAATTACCCACGAAAAAGTGAGTTGGTTCAGAGTAAGTTAGAGATGCTAATTGCATCTACTGCCAACTTCATGTGGATGGTATTTGGTTGGCCGCTCAGTATTTTTGTTGATTCTGCTGGAAATGAATTTCAATTTGACCATCGACACCTTCTTCGAGCATTAATTGAGAACAAATGGATTCATGCTCCAGTCGCATTGTATGAACGTAAATCAACTGGCAATGAAGTTCTTGATCAATTGTCAGACAACAGTGCTATGTCTCTTATGGGACTTCGTGCTAATGCTACAGACAATAGTGAGAATGCTGGAACTAAAGATTTTCATATTCTCCGACGATTAATGGAAGATGATGGTATTCCCATCACAAAGAAAAACGTAGATATTCTTCTTGATGCTGCTGGTATAAATGCTCGATACCCAAAGGGTGGACATAAAAGCACAATTGGTGCTATTCGTAATGCTATTCTTGAGACTAAAGTAAAATCACTTCGTGTTTTTAATACTTCTAAGGAAGAAGTAAAAGCATGGATTGCAAATCAACCAAACTTTGCAAAGAACAAAGAAGCTGCTGATGGTGTGCTTTGCTACCACAAGGTTCTTGATGAAGGATTTTATTATCGATATGCTAACGATATCCTCCGATGGACTTGGAAAGCATTTGCCACAGGATCTAAGGTTCGTGTTTGTGCTTCCAGTTATGCAATCTGCGAACATCAGATTGAAGCAGAACGTGAAGAAATGGTTGATACTATCAAAGACATTCTTGATAACACTATCAACTGGTACATTTCTTGGGTTGAAGAACGGTTTTCTAATGTTGGAATGAAGATTCACCTTCCAAAAGTTGAACTTGCAAAACTACCTTTGGAACTCTTTTGGATTCCTCAAATTGAAGGTGAGACTGAAGCAATTCGTGTTGATCTTAAGTAAACAAGAATCTATCTAAATACAATTGAATATCGTCGTCGCAGACGGAGGGGGAACTGGCCAAATCCAGTTGCAACCCCTCTTTTTTTATGCTATAATACTCGGAGAGGTAAATTAAAAATGTCAATTAGGATTGCATTATTGAAATCAGGTGAATCAGTAATTGCCGATATTAAAATTAAAGAACTGATTTCTGATAAAAATAATTATGTATATGTGTTCAAGAATCCTTATATTGTAGATCTAGCATCTAATGAAGAGGTTCTTCTTTTGGAAGAAGGGGAAACACCATCAGAAGATAGGAATGTAGGAGTTAATTTTACACCGTGGATATGTCTTACAGCAGATACAGAGATGGATGTAAGACCTGACTGGATAGTTACTATTGTAACTCCAGTAAAAGAAATCGAAAAACTATACGAGGAAATGATTAATGGATGATGTAAATTTGATTGTATTAATCGATGGGACTATATTAGTTTCTCGAATTGATAGAACTGTTGCTGTGGAAATTGGTGATCCAGATTATCTTTTTATAAGACCTTTTGTATCCGATTCCAGTGGAAAATTGACTCCATGGTTGGATGATTATACACTAGAAAGTGAACTTAAGATTGGTTCTGATAAAATCATTACAATGACAGTTCCTAAACCAGACTTGCTTAAAAATTACTTAGAAAAAATTAACTGATGCGGTTCTACACAAACGTGCAAGTAGTTGGAGATAATGTTCTTGTACGTGGTTATGAGAATGGGCGGCATTTTGCCACAAGAGAAAAGTTTTATCCAACTCTTTTCGTTCCTTCAAAATCAAATAAAAAAACAGAATACAAAACATTAGAAGGTGATTATGTAGAACCTATTCAACCCGGTGGTATTCGTGATAGTAGAGAGTTTATCAAGAAATATGAAGGAGTAGAAGGATTTAAGATTTATGGTAATGAAAGATTTATCTATCAGTATATTTCAGAAATGTATTCTGGTGATGAAATTTTATTTGACACAAACAAAATTAAAATATCAACAATTGATATTGAGGTTTCATCTGAAAATGGATTTCCTGATGTAGAGTCTGCTGCTGAGGAAGTCCTCTTGATTACTATTCAAGATTATACTACAAAGCAAATTCGAACTTGGGGTAAAGGTCCATTTAAACATACTCAGAATAATCTCATTTACAAACAGTTTGAAACTGAAAAAGAACTTTTGAATGATTTTATCAATTGGTGGATGATTGAAGAAAATTGTCCCGAAGTTATTACTGGATGGAATAGTGAGTTTTATGACATGCCTTATTTGGTTCGTCGTATTGACCGTATTCTTGGTGAAAAGTTGATGAAACGTCTTTCTCCTTGGGGACTAGTAACTGAGAAAATGACTATCAGAAATCATCGTGAAACAATACACTATGATGTTGGTGGTGTTACTCAACTTGACTATTTGACTTTGTATCAAAAGTTCACCTACAAAAAACAAGAGTCTTATCGATTAGATTACATTGCTGATGTAGAACTAGGACAGAAAAAACTTGATCACTCTGAGTTTGAAACATTCAAAGATTTTTATACTAAAGGGTGGCAAAAGTTTGTAGAATATAATATCATTGACGTGCAACTTGTTGACCGTATGGAAGACAAGATGAAACTGATTGAACTTGCAATTACCATGGCATATGATGCCAAAGTAAACTATAATGATGTATTCACTCAAGTTACGATGTGGGATACTATTATCTACAATTACTTGAAAAATAAAAACATTGTGGTTCCACCAAAGAAAGCAAATAAAAAAGATGGAAAGTATGAGGGTGCTTTTGTAAAACCACCTACTCCAGGTACTTATGATTGGATTGTGTCTTTCGACCTTAATTCACTATATCCACATTTGATTATGCAGTATAATATTTCTCCAGAAACACTCATGGAAAAAAAGCATCCAAGTGTTACTAAAGATAAGATTATCAATAAAGAGTTGAATTTTGAGATGTATAAGGACTATGCTGTATGTGCTAATGGTGCTATGTATCGTAAAGACTTCCGTGGGTTCTTACCAGAACTGATGGATAAGATTTATAAAGATCGTACCGTCTATAAAAAGAAGATGCTTAAGGCAAAGCAAGATTATGAAAAGACTCCAACTAAAGCACTTGAAAAAGAGATTGCCAGATGTAATAATATTCAGATGGCTCGCAAGATTCAACTCAACTCTGCATATGGTGCTATTGGTAATCAATATTTCCGTTACTACAAATTGGACAATGCGGAAGCGATTACGCTTTCTGGTGAAGTCTCTATCCGTTGGATTGAGAATAAACTGAATGATCGTTTAAATAGCATTCTTAAATCAAGTGATGTCGATTATGTTATTGCCATGGACACTGACTCCATCTATCTCAATCTTGGTCCTCTTGTTGATAAATTATTCGAAGGTAAAGATAAAGATCCTCTAAAGATTGTCTCTGCACTTGATAAAATTTGCCAATCAGATTTTGAGAAATACATTGAAAATTCTTACCAAGAACTTTCTGATTATGTGAATGCATATAGTCAGATGATGGTTATGAAACGTGAGAATATTGCTGAACGTGGAGTATGGACAGCAAAGAAAAAATATGCACTTAATGTATGGAATAGTGAAGGTGTTCAATATTCTGAACCAAAACTAAAGATTATGGGTCTTGAGGCAATTAAGTCTTCTACTCCTGCTCCATGTCGTGATATGATTAAAGATGCAGTTAGAATTATTTTGACCGGAACCAATGATGAAATTATTCAATACATTGAGGAGTGTAGGCAAAAATTTAATACTTTACCTGTAGAATATATTTCTTTCCCTCGTGGTGTGAGTGATGTAAATAAGTATAAATCTTACTCAAATATTTACATTAAAGGAACACCATGTCATACTAAAGGATGTCTTTTATTCAATCATTATATCAAAGAAAAAAAACTAACACATAAATATTCACTTATTCAGAATGGGGAGAAAATAAAATATACTTATTTAAAAACTCCCAATATATTTGGAGAAGAAGTTATTGCTTTTATTCAAGATTTTCCCAAAGAACTTGGAGTTAAAGCTGACTACGATATGCAGTTCGAAAAAGCATTTTTGAAACCTGTAACTAGTATTCTAGACATAATAGGATGGGATGCTGAGAAGAAAATAACACTTGATTCATTCTTCGTTTAATGCTAAACTTATACTCTATTATTGATTCATATGGATTTTTTAAAAGATATTGTAAAGGAAATCGGAGATGACTTTACCAAACTCGCAAGAGACATTGACGAAACTGAAACATACGTTGACACTGGTTCGTTCATCTTTAATGCTCTTGTATCTGGGTCTATCCGTGGGGGTGTTTCTGGGAATAAAATCACTGCAATTGCTGGGGAAAGTTCTACTGGAAAGACTTTTTTCTCACTCGCAGTGGTCAAGAACTTCTTGGATACTAATCCCGATGCATATTGCCTTTATTTTGATACTGAGGCAGCTATCACTAAGTCACTCTTAGAGAGTCGTGAAATCGACCTTAATCGTCTTGTCGTTGTTAATGTAGTGACTATCGAAGAGTTCCGTAGTAAGGCACTCAGGGCAGTTGATATGTATCAGAAAAAACCTGAAGAAGAACGTAAACCTTGTATGTTTGTGTTAGACTCTTTAGGTAATCTTTCAACTAATAAGGAGATTGAAGATACTCTGGCAGAAAAAAATACTAGAGATATGACAAAGGCACAATTAATCAAAGGTGCTTTTAGAATGTTGACTCTTAAAATGGGACAAGCAAAGATACCTTTCATTGTAACTAATCATGTTTACGACTCAATGTCTTTATATGAAGCAAAGAAAATGGGTGGAGGATCGGGATTATTTTATGCTTCTTCTTCAGTTATTTTTCTTTCGAAGTCAAAAGAAAAAGAGGGAACATCAGTTGTTGGAAACCTTATTAAGGCAAAAACTATCAAGTCACGTTTGAGTAAGGAAAACAAGGATGTAACTGTTCGTTTATTTTATGATCGTCGGGGACTTGATCGATATTATGGTTTACTTGAGTTAGGTGAACTTGCAGGAATGTGGAAGAATGTTGCCGGTCGTTATGAGATGACTGTCAATGGTGAGACTAAAAAAGTATATGCAAAGGCAATTCTAAAAGATCCTGAAGTATATTTTACCGAAGAAGTAATGCAGCAACTTGATGCTGCCGCGAAGAAAGAATTCTCTTATGGAACGGATTGAGACTACAATTCTCAGAAATTTATTATGTAACGAAGATTATTCTCGTAAAGTCATTCCTTTTATAGAACCAACATATTTTGAGCAAAGAAGTGAAAAAGTAATCTTTGAAGAGATTACTAAGTTCATTGTAAATTATGGTTCTGCCATTACATCAGAAGCACTAAATATTGAGGTTGAGAATCGGACAGATCTAAACGAGAGTGAGATTAAAGAAACCAGAAACATCTGCAATTCGTTTACAGATTTTCCAGTAGATAAACAATGGTTGTTAGACACTACTGAAAATTGGTGTCGTGATCGTGCGATTTATCTTGCACTGATGGAATCTATTCATATTGCGGATGGAAACGATGAGAAGAAAAGTAGGGATGCTATTCCTTCTATTCTTTCTGATGCACTGGCAGTTTCTTTTGATAACAACATTGGACATGACTACTTAGAAAATTACGAAGAAAGGTATGAGTATTATCACAGGAAGGAAGAAAAAGTTCCATTTGATTTGGAATATTTTGACAAAATTTCGGACGGGGGCATATCTAATAAAACTCTTACTATCGCGCTTGCTGGTACTGGTGTCGGCAAGTCTTTATTCATGTGCAATTTTGCTAGCTCCGTGTTGCTCCAAGGGAAAAACGTTCTCTACATTACAATGGAGATGGCAGAAGAGAAAATTGCTGAACGAATTGATGCGAATTTATTAGATGTTTCCATTAAGAGTATTAAAGATCTGCCTAAGTCAACGTTTGAAAATAAAATATCCAAGTTAGCAGCAAAAACACAGGGAACACTTATAATTAAAGAATACCCTACTTCATCTGCACATAGTGGACATTTTAAAGCATTGCTTAGTGAACTTGCACTTAAGAAGTCATTTAGACCTGATATTATTTTCGTTGATTACCTTAATATATGTGCTTCCACAAAGTATAAGCAGGGTGGTTCTATTAATTCATATTCATATATTAAATCTATTGCAGAGGAGCTTAGAGGGTTGGCTTGCGAAGCCAAGGTCCCTATCGTATCTGCCACCCAGACCACTCGTTCTGGTTTTGGTAGCTCTGACGTTGACCTTACTGACACTTCTGAGTCCTTTGGTCTCCCTGCTACTGCTGATCTTATGTTTGCCCTTATTAGCACTGAGGAACTTGAACAGATTGGACAGATAATGGTGAAGCAATTGAAGAACAGATACAATGATACTGTAGTCAATAAGAGATTTGTTGTTGGAATTGATCGTGCCAAGATGCGTATCTATGATTGTGAACAGTCGGCACAAGATAATATACTTGACTCTGGACAAGAAGAAGAGTATAATAACGAGGATAGACCGAAGAAATCATTTGAGGGATTTAAATTTTCATGAGGAAATTCGATTTGTTTAAATTTCGTAATTATAAAGAAACCCCAATTAGTTTTGAAGTTGACGTATTAGACAAAATTACAGATGGTGGTTTGCATGATAGATCCGTAAACTATCTTTTTTCAAGTACTGGTGCTGGAAAGACTTTGTTCCTGTGTCATGTTGCAGCTTCTGCTATGAGACAGAATAAAAATGTTCTTTTCATTACTGATGAATTACCTCAAGAGAAAATTCATGAAAGGATTCAAGCAAATCTTTTAAATGATACTATTTTAAATTTATATGATAAAGAAACATCTTTTTACGATAGTTTAAATCTACAATCTCTAAACACTCTTGGCAATCTTAGAGTTATTGACGACTATTATAATTACTCATCTTTTGCAGAATTTAGGAGTCAATTTGAACATGATATAAAAAATATCTTATTTAAACCTGATATTATCCTTATTGATGTGTTTAGTAATTCTAATGATTTAGAAAGTGATTATATGTATCATAAAACTTGTATAGATTATAAAATACCTATTTTAGTTTCTGCAGTGACACCGAGGAAAAATCCAGTAGAGTCGATCATAAGAACGATGAGTGTTGAGTCTGGTGCGTTAATGAGCTTTGGTATTGAAATTACAGATAAAACTACATCTTCTTATACAGTGACACAAGTAAAAAATAGATATACCCGCCCCGATAAAAATCGAAGATTTACAATCGGCGTTGACTATGATAAAATGAAACTATACAATGCAGAACAATCTAAATTAGAATTATGAGTAAAGTAAACACTGATGCCTATCTTGAGTTTGTGAATGCCGTCACATCTCAACCCAGTCAAGATGCCGATGCCTTTGAGTATCGTATTCAAGAACTTCGTGGAGAAGGATTTGAAACACATCGACTTCTCACTGCCTCTGTTGGTATGTGTGCCGAAGCAGGTGAGTTTACTGAAGTTGTAAAGAAGATTATCTTTCAGGGTAAACCAGTCACCGAAGAGAACTTGTTTCATCTCAAACGTGAACTTGGAGATATTATGTGGTATGTGGCACAGGCATGTATGGGACTCAATATTTCTCTTGATGATATCATTGAGATGAATGTTGATAAACTCAAGTCACGATATCCTGGTGGTGAGTTTGATGTCCATTATTCTGAAAACCGTGTTGAGGGAGACTTGTAATGGATTGGAGTGAATTCTTCGCATCCTTTTCGCGGGGATTTATAATTGGAATTATACTTTATTTTTCATATTCTATAAAAAATAAAATTATGTATCTTGAAAAACGTGTTAGTACATTTGAGGAAAGAATAAAAAATCAAAATAATACTGTACATAAACATAGAGATTTTTTTGAGATTGAAATCTCAAAAATTTACGATAAATTAGAAAACCACAATGGAGAATTATGACTGAAAATCAAAATGTAACAATAGAACTGTCTAATAGTGATTGTGTAATTATCAAGGACTTACTATCTGAAATAGCTCTTCCTGAAGAACTAGAAGAAGGCACTGCGGACGAAGTAATGTTAGAAAGATTACAAGCATTAAAAAATCTAAGACTGAAAATAGAAGGAGCAATAGCACAATGAGTAAAAAAGTAACATTAGAACTATCTGTCTATCAGGCAGCAGCAGTTCGTCAGTCATTATTTACTGATACGAAAGAATATACTTATGATCCCACATGTTGTCCGCAACGTGTGATTGATATTCGTCAGGCAATTACAAGTATTGATGAACAAATCGAAGAGGCACTTAAGGAAGAATAATGTATACAATTCTCAACTATCTCATATCATTCTGGACGGTAGTTGTGATGAATTGTATACAACCTGTGAACTGGAAATATTGTTATCGTGTTGACCAATGGTTAGTTCCAGATATTCAAGAAGGATGGAAACATTATACCGGTGAGATAGTTCCATATCAAACAGAGAAGGACTATCTTAATCAAGATGGTCCTTTCTAAATATTTTATAAAATATATGATTAACGAAATTTTAAAAGAATTGATATTATCTTTTGAAACTGAATCAAAGTACCCACAAAAAATAAAGTATAAACATTTTCTTACTCATGTTTATACAACTTTCGATAAAAAGATAGTATCATCTAAAGTAGATCGGGAAATGAATAAATATAAGAAAATGAGAATAGATGTGATCAACTATATCGTTGCACATGAAAATCAGATAATAAAACAATTAAGTAAGTAATGAAAAATTTCTCTCAATTTATTATCGAAGCACCCGATGCCGCAACTCAAGCAAAGGCACTTGGATTTAAAAGTGATGGTCATGGTGGTTGGGGAAGAGTTATTAGAGGTACTTGGGAGTTTATGGGTAAAACCTTTACCAACCCAAAAACAGGAAGAACATCAATTGAGTATTCAAATAAAGGAACGAAACTAGGAGGACAAGATCGTAGACAAACTCCAAGAGAAAAAAGAATATCAGGAACAACATATGCTCCAATAGCAGCATCATATGAATATGGAACTAATGACTACGAAAAAGAATTGAGAGAAAAATACATCAATAAAGAAATTTTTAATATTGATGAATGGGTGAAGTGTGATGTTAGTGAAAGTATTGGAAAAATTATCCGAAGAGGAACAAACTATCTAATCTGTGTAACTGAAGATGGTGAGATGTTTAAACCTTGGATTAAAGATGTATTAGAATCAGTAACTAATAGTAATGCACCTTCTGGGGTTCCTGCCGATCAGAGACTTGTAGGAACTGATGCTCATAGAAAGTATGTGGAGAAAATGGTTCCTGGAAGTGAATGGGGCAAACAATTTATAAATAAATATAAGAAAAAGTAAGAATTATTAGATCTTCCGATGAGTAATAAAGTATTTGAAGAAGCTCCTCAGGCACCTCAACCCTCTGGTGGTGCAGTAGATAAATTAAGAAAGGCTGCAAGGCAACTTGCTTATGATACTCGTTATAAAGTAAAAGGTAAGTTTAAGGAAGGTCAGAAAACTGATCCTGCATCACTTCAACGTGCTTATATGCAGCAGTTGGGTGCATCATCTGCACCTGGTCCTGTCAAGTTGCTTGCTAAAAAGATGTTGATGGGTGAACAGTATGATTTTGCTATGGTCGAATCTTCACTTCCTCGGATTTTCAATAAAGTATTTGTAGAAGGTGTTGGAGAATATGTATTAAGAGTAAAAGATCCTAATGCAGGTTCGCAGTATACAAGATCTTATGGCACTTATGCTGCTGCAGAAGCAAAGGCAACTGAACTTAGGAAAAAAGGTTTACGTGTAGAACTTGCTACTGCTAGTAGTAGTGCAAAGAAAGGGACTTATGATAATAAGGGTGAGGGAAAGAAAGATTATGATGGTGATGGAAAAATTGAAAGTGGTTCTAAAGAACATGCTGGAGCAGTCCATAATGCTATCCAACGTAAGAAGGGTGGAGTTGCTGATGGTAAAGATACCAGAAAAGAAGAGTATGTTGAAGAAGTCATCTATGAAACAGAAGATGAGCAAGGTAAAAAACTTGATGTAATGAAAGGTAAAAATAAAGTCACAATTAATCCTAATGTTTTAGAGAATGCAACACAATATTTTTATGATCAGGGATATAAGGAGGAAGATATTGCACTAATCTCTGAAGGAATGGGTTATGATATGTTCCTTGAATTTGTTAATGAGGTTGGATCTACAATATGTCTTTATGAAGATGTTCAGGGAGAACTATTAACAAAAGCAGGTAAAGCAAGAAAGAATCCAAAGATTACTAAATCTGCCGGAACAGCAAGTGAAATTTCACCCAACAAACCAAAAGAAAATAAAAAACCTGAAGCAAAGAAGTCTTCTCCTGGACAACTTTCAATTAATTATAATAAGAAACCATCTCCTCCAGGACAAGAAAGAATTAAGCAGGGAATACAAACTGCAGTAAAAAAAGCAACTTCTCCAGAAGCAAAGAAAAAAGTTGGACGTGAAGTTAAAGGTGCTGCAGATACTGTTGCAAGAGTTGCACTTTCTGCTTGGAAAGGTCATAAAGCGGCAATGAAGAAGAAAAAAGAAGGTGGATCAATTGCTCAACAAATTGGTTCTGGTGCAGGTAAAGCAGTTGGATCTTTCTTTAAGAAAGGAAAAAGTCATTTAGAAAATTATGAACCTACTGTTCGTGAGGGAATTAAAGCAGAACTTGATGCACTGAAGGCACAAAAAGTTGAGGAAGCAATGGCCGCGGCAAAAGCAGCAGGTCCTTCTCCTGAAGAAAAACAGGAACTTGCTAATAAGGATAAGATATTGAAGAAAAAAATGATGTTGCAGAAGCAACAAATGGCTTTGCAGAGGTCGGGAAAACTTGCTTTGAATTATAGTGAGGAATCGGAAGGAACGATTCGTTATTGTCCTGCCTGCGATAAAAATGAAACTAGATATGAGTGTAAGGTAAGTCCACAGTATTGGGATGAAAATTCTCAACCTAAAAAGGAAGATCAAACAACTGAAGAAGATCCAAGATCTATGAAAACAAAGATTAATCTTGCAAAGAACAAGTTAAGAGCAATGGGTCTCAAGATGTCTTATGATATGGAAGGTGATATGGTTGAAGAATTGAGTGTTAAAGATCAGATGAAAGTAAGTCAAGAATACTTTAAAAAACGTAATTCTCGTTCCCCCGAAGAGAAGGAAGCAGAGAAACGGAAGAATGCTAAGGATCGTGCAAAGAATTATGCGATGCACAAAAAACCAGACCCATACAGATCACGTCCAGGAGAGAGTGATTGATGCCTGCAGTATCACAAAAACAACAGAAGTTCTTTGGAATAGTTCGTGCCATCCAAAAAGGAGAAATGGCACCTACTACTCCTGAGACTGCAAAGGCAGCTGCTGATATGAAGAAGAGTGATGTAAAAGATTTTGCATCCACTAAACATAAAGGTCTTCCTGAAAAGAAAAAGGTTGAAGAAAGAATTGATTATGCTGACTCTAATCAAATGAAACAATTTGCTGATGAGAAAAAGAAGCATAAAGAACAAGATAATAGAATGAAGTTTGGTAAGTTTTACGATAAGGCTAAAGAGGCAAAAGATAGATTGCGTCCTGGTGAAGTTAAGAAGTGGGACAAGGAAAAGAAAAAGTGGGTATCAAATAAAGATTAAATTTCCTATATAGATTAGACTTCTGGTTTAAACCATGTTAGCATTTCTTCTTCCATTAGCATCAAAAATTATTGGTGATGCAGTTTCTAAGATTCCTGAAAATGAGGAACTTGGAGAAAAACTGATTGATATTTGTCTGGTTATTCTAGGTAAGGCAGTTAAACTGACCAAAACTGATATGGATGATCAACTTCTTGAATCCGTTTCTGCCGCAATTCGTGCCAGAGAAGCAGAGTAATTTTATAAATATCTTTATAAAAGAACTCAAAGGTAAGAGAAAATGTCTCTATGGGGTAAGAATGATAATAAACTTTCGGATGGAACAGTTTCTGTAAATCATGCTAATAGAACTGTAACCGGAAGTGGAACAACTTTTGGATCTGTTGGTTGTGGTGCCACTGGAGACATTATCAGATTTGGTGAACCATTAAGTGGACCTGAAGGTTACTTCGGTGAAGCAGTGATTATCGGTATTGCAGGAACACAGTCGATTGTAATTGACTCTACTGCAGGTTTAAGTGCTCAAGAAATTACGAATAAAAATTATCAAATAACACAAACTCCAAAGTCTACCGTTACTAATTCAGCTTTTAATAAATTTTCGAGATCAATATCACAAGCTGGTGATGTAAAAATGACAACTACCGTTGTTGGAGACGTTGCAGTTGGTGGAACATCTATTACTATTGCAGGTAATGCTACAGGATCCAATGTTACTGCAGGTAATATTGTAATTATAACTCATGGAGATCTTATTCCTAGACTTCAATTTAGTGAAGTTCATTCGGTTGTGAGTGGTGGAAGTACTATTCTATTAAAGAATGGTTTAAAATCTACACATAATGCATTTAAAACTGATGGTGAGGCATACACAACTGCTGTTTCTGTAGTCAATGTGCAAGAAGCACCTCTTCGTGCTCTTCTTGATGGAGGATCTGCAGGAGCAAAATTAACTGATATTAAAAAAGGAGATACCTTCACTATTGGTACTAATAGTATTGGTATTGGAACTGTTACACCAGTCTTTTTAAATGGTGTGGATACAAGAATTCTTACATTAGATGGTAATCTCACACAACCTATTGCAGAAACTCCTGGTGGAGCAACTGTTATTTTGAAGAGGGGAGCAATTGATGGTTCTAAACTTGTAGTTCGTGCTATTGAAGATGTATCGGGAGATGAGACACAAACACTTGGTGTTTCTACTGCAGGAGTTGCTGCTGCAAATAAAACTGCATTTGAAACCGGAGCAGGATGGGTAGGTGTTCAAACTTACACTGATATGCACGGTAATGCGAGAGTTAAGAAAGAAGTTTTTGTTGCGATGTCAGGAATTCAAACTGGTAATGCACCAATCTATGATGGAAACCCATATGCATAATTCTTTTCTTTTTATAAATATTTGTATAAAAAATTGTAAGGTATAATAATATGTCTCTTTGGGGCAATAAAGATTTAGTATATAATGCTGGAAATATTCAGGTAAATCTTGGTACTTCAACTGAGCAAATAACTGGTTCAGTTGGAGTGGTTACATTTACTACTTCTGGTATCAGTACTGGTGACGTTGTGACAGTTGGCACTGGAGCAACTTATGGTTATGCATTTGTAACTGGATTTACATCTACAACAATTTCGATTGCAGATACTGCTAATTTTGTTTCTGGATTGACGACAGTTCCTTCAACCACATATTTTGTTTCGCAAGAACCAAATTATACTCTTGGAGATTCTACTTACGATCCACCAGAAACAAAGACAGTTGGTTTTTCAACAAGTCCAGTATTTACTGGAGTTTTTGGTGTTGACAGACTTGAAGTTGGTATTGCTTCTGGAACTAAGTATGAAGTAGCACACCAGGGTTGGGTAGGTCTTACAACTTACATTGATATGCATGGTAACCTTAGAGTTAAATCTGAGGTATTAGTTGCTGGTGGTATCCTAACTACATCAGATGCTCCAGATGATGGTCCTTTCCCAGATAGTTGATAATGTAGTATGAGATTTGATGAGTTGAATGAGAGTAATTATTTACTCTTTGCTATAAAATTTTATAATAATCCTCAGGCAGTCACAAAAGATGACTTTGAAGATGACTTAAAAAGAATTAAGTACATCAAAAGATTATTAAAAAGATATAAAAATACTGGAGAACTTAAAACGCATTTAATACTCAATCATCTGACTGTGTTATTTAATGTTTTTAATGATGCGACAATTCCTTTATTATTTTATAATCTTGAAGATGAACTTTGGCCTTACATAAAAAGTTTTTTCGTATTTTTAAATAGGATACCTGAATATCCTAAAACAAAAATTACTGAATTGAAAGAAGATGAATATTGTCTCCAACAATTAAAAGAAATCTGATGGATATTGATAGAGTTATCTCCAGAATAAAAATTATAAAAGAAACACCTACTAATAATATTGGTGGTGGAGATATTGGAACGTATGATAAATTTTTGTTCCCTCCTTCTGAAGATTTATTATCACAAGATTATCAAACTCCTGGAGAATCTGGTGAGTCGAAGTGGAGATTTTCTAATGTTTATCCAGTTCAAAAATTATCATTATCAGATATAGATAATATGGTAGATGCATCTAAGGAGTATACAAATATGATAGATGATAGAAGAATAAAGAATATAATGAATATGGTTAGATCCATTAAGGAAGAAGCAATTGCTAATTCTGTTGGAGATGGTAGTGGTGTTGCTGGACTAACTGGAGAACCACCGGTAAATTTGAAAAAGAAAAAGAGACCAACTATTATTGCCAGGGGTCTTATGCCCGGTGCTAGAAAGAGATGGAGTAATGGAAGACAATAATAGTAATAATGTCAATTCAGCAATACTAGAAAGGGTTGAGAGGATTGTAGAGGCACTGCAAGATAACTCTATTAAGATGGGTGAATTGTTAGCAGTTCATAATGAGAAGTTAGATAAACAAGATCGTATTGATGCTGTTCTTTTCGAGAAAATAGAATTTCTTTATAAAGAAATGCAAAGATCTACGGAAGAAATAAAGAAAGGATGTGAAAGAGATATAAGAAAAATTGATGAACGTCTTCGTCTTATGGAAAAGAAGATGTGGAGTATTGCTGGTTCTCTTGTGGTAATATCATTCTTGGTCAGTATGCCAGGTCAAAAACTACTACAAAGTTTCTTGACTCCAGTCTCACAACCGGTTATAATAGACACAACAAATTAGTCTTCAAGCATAATGGATTTGGTTGATTCCAAGTATATTGGATTAGTATCTTCTCGACTCCAGAAGTTTAAGAGGGTTAAAGACAATCTCTACAACTTTCGTTGTCCCATTTGTGGTGACTCACAGACGAATAAAAATAAGGCACGGGGATATATCTACCAGGTCAAAAATAATACTAACTTCAAGTGCCACAACTGTGGTGCAAGTATGTCTTTCAGTAATTTGCTAAAGGAGATTGATGTAAATCTCCACAAGCAATATACTCTTGAGAAGTTTAAGGAAGGTCATACTGGTAAAAACTTTGTTGTGGAATCACCAAAGTTTGAATTTAAGAAACCAATATTTAAAAAATCTATTGATCTTCCAAAGGCATCTACGAATTCTTTTGCCAATGATTATCTTGTAAATCGTAAGATAGATGCAGATAAGTTTTATTATGCTGACAAGTTCATGGAGTGGACGAATACGCAAAAACAAACGTTCGACACTATCACTAGGGATGAGAGTCGCATTGTGATACCAATGTATGATGAGAACAAAAATCTCATTGGATTTCAGGGTAGAGCACTGGGAAAATCATTCACTAAATATATCACTGTGATGTTGGATGAGGAAGCACCAAAGGTTTATGGACTTGAAACTATCAATAAAAAATTATCTATCTACGTGGTCGAAGGACCCTTTGACAGCACTTTCATCACTAATAGTGTTGCTTTGTGTGGTAGTGATGGTGACTTGGGTTATCTTAAGGGAAGCAACATTATTTTTGTTTACGATAACGAACCCCGCAATAGAGAAATTGTTAGAAGGGTTGAAGGATGTATCAATAGAAATGAAAAAGTCGTCATCTGGCCAAATAACATAGTCGATAAAGATATTAATGACATGGTTCTTGCTGGACATGATGTTATGTCTGTGGTAGAATTAAATACCTATTCAGGATTAGAAGCAAAAATTAAATTTAACAACTGGAAAAAAATATGACCAATGGAACAAAGGTAACTAAAAGAAATGGAAAAAATGAACCTCTTGATTTAAATAAACTACATGTAATGGTAGAAGAGGCATGTAAACATCTTGCCGGTGTATCTGCAAGTCAGGTTGAGATTCAATCTGGTATTCAGTTTTATGATGGTATCACAACAGATGAGATTCAAGAGATTTTAATTCGTTCCGCATCAGACTTAGTAAGTTTGGACCATCCAAATTATCAGTTTGTTGCTGCACGACTTCTTTTGTTTGCTGTTCGTAAGCAACTGTATGGTCGTATGCACGAAACACCAACGGTGAAAGAGCAAGTTGAGAGATGTGTTGCTAAAGAAGTTTATGATTCAGAAATACTTGACCTGTATTCTGACGAAGAATTTGATAAACTTCAGTCGTTTATTGATCACGATAGAGATTATTTGTTCACTTATGCAGGTTTGCGTCAAGTATGTGATAAGTATCTTGTCCAGGACAGGAGTAATGGTAAAGTATATGAGACTCCACAGTTCATGTATTTGTTGATTGCTGCAACCATATTCTCTAAATATCCAAAAGAGACAAGACTAGATTACGTTAAAAAATATTACGATGCAATCTCAAGACACAAAATCAACATTCCCACACCTATCATGGCGGGAGTGCGGACACCACTTCGACAATATGCTAGTTGTGTTTTGGTTGATGTTGATGACACCCTCCGTAGTATCGAGTCTAGTGATGCTGCAATTTTTAGGTATGTTGCTCAAAGGGCGGGAATCGGTATCAACGCAGGCAGAATCCGTGGCATCAACAGTAGAATCAGAGGCGGAGAAGTTATTCATACAGGTGTTGTCCCATTCCTCAAAAAATTTGAGTCAACTGTCAGAAGTTGTACACAAAACGGGATTCGTGGTGGAAGTGCTACTGTCCACTTTCCAATCTGGCACATCGAAATCGAAGACATCCTAGTTCTTAAGAACAATAAGGGTACAGAAGACAACCGAGTGAGGAAACTTGATTACTCTATCCAAATCTCAAAAATCTTTTATGAAAGATTTATCAAAAACGAAAAAATCACACTCTTCAGCCCTAACGATGTTCCAGGTCTGTATGATGCTTTTGGCACTCCTGAGTTTGATGACATCTATTTGGGTTATGAACAAGATGGATCAATTCCTCGCAAGACTATCGGAGGTCAAGAATTATTTTTCGACCTCTTGAAAGAACGTGCCGAAACTGGTAGAATCTACATCATGAACATTGACCATTGCAATTCTCACTCATCCTTTATGGATAAGATTGAGATGAGCAATCTGTGTCAAGAGATTACTTTGCCTACCAAACCTTTACAGCATATTGATGATGAAACTGGGGAAATTGCTCTGTGTATCCTTTCTGCTATTAATGTTGGTAAAATTAGGGATCTTGAGGATCTTGATGTTCTTTGTGATCTTGCTGTCAGGAGTCTTGATGAACTCATTGATTTTCAGGGATATCCCGTCAGAGCAGCAGAGATTGCCACAAGAGCACGTCGTTCGTTAGGTATTGGTTATATTGGACTGGCACATTACCTTGCCAAGAACGGGCATAGGTATGAGGATCCTGAAGCATGGAAGTCTATTCATGACTTAACCGAAGCATTCCAATACTATCTCATACAGGCAACTGTTAATCTTGCGAAAGAAAAAGGTGCATGTGAATACAGTCATCGCACTAAGTATGGTAATGGAATTCTGCCGATTGATACATATAAGAATGAGGTAGATGAGATTGTTCCAAATGAGCTTCACTATGATTGGGAGGGTCTTAGGGCACAAGTTAATCAATACGGAGTTAGGAACTCAACGTTGTCCGCACAGATGCCTTCAGAGAGCAGTTCCGTTGTGTCAAACGCAACAAATGGAATTGAACCACCTAGAGGTTACTTGTCCATTAAGAAGTCCAAAAAAGGACCTCTTAAGCAGATTGTTCCACAATACGGAACACTAAAGAACAATTATGATCTTCTATGGGAAATGAAATCCAATAAAGGATACATTAATATTGTTGCCGTAATGCAAAAATTCTTTGACCAGGCAATTTCTGGTAATTGGAGTTACAATCCAGAACATTATCCCAATAATGAAATTCCAGTGTCTATCATGGCACAGGACCTATTAACTACATACAAGTATGGATGGAAGACATCCTACTATCAAAATACATATGACATCAAGACTGACGAAATGGATGATTCCAATGAGTCACTTGATAGTTTAATTTCTCAAATAGAAACCGAAGAGGAGGAAGACTGTGAGTCTTGTAAGATTTAAGACAAATAGAGAGGAAAGCCCTGTGGTCGATTCTATGACCGTGTTCAATGCAGAAGAGGTAGACACTAAAAAGCAACCAATGTTCTTTGGAAAACCATTAGGTATTCAGAGATACGATTCTTACAAGTATCCAATTTTTGATAAGTTAACCACTCAGCAACTAGGATATTTCTGGAGACCCGAAGAGGTATCTCTCCAGAAAGACCGTGCTGATTATCAGACATTACGTCCAGAACAAAAGCATATCTTTACTTCTAATTTGAAGTATCAGATTATGCTTGATTCGGTTCAGGGTCGTGGTCCTGGGATGGCTTTTATCCCTTACTGTTCATTACCTGAATTAGAGGCATGTATGGAGGTCTGGGGGTTCATGGAGATGATTCATAGTCGTTCATATACTCATATCATTAAGAATGTTTATTCAGATCCTTCAGATGTGTTTGATCATATTCTGAATGATGAACGTATTGTTGAACGTGCGATGAGTGTGACTGAAGCATATAATGATTTTATTAATGCAGCACATCATTATGATAGTACTAATGATTGGCAACATGCAATAGAAGGAGTTCCTTATGCACAAGTTTCAAGATATGAACTCAAACGCAAACTCTTCAAAGCAGTTGCAAATGTTAATATCCTTGAAGGTATTCGATTTTACGTATCATTTGCTTGCAGTTTTGCTTTTGGTGAACTCAAACTTATGGAAGGAAGTGCAAAAATCATCTCACTGATTGCCAGAGATGAGAATCAACACCTTGCCATTACTCAGAATATTATGAAGAAGTGGAGAGAAGGTGATGATCCTGATATGGCAAAAATCTTCAAAGAAGAAGAGCAGTGGTTGATTCAAACTTTTGAGAAAACTGTAAATCAAGAAAAACTTTGGGCAGAGTATCTGTTCAAGGATGGTTCGATGATTGGTCTGAATGATAAACTGCTTCAGCAGTATGTGGAATGGATTGCCAATCGTAGAATGAAATCAATTGGACTTAAACCGATCTATGACATACCCGCAAAGAATAACCCACTCCCCTGGACAGAACATTGGATTTCGTCGAAGGGTCTCCAAGTTGCTCCTCAAGAAACAGAAGTTGAATCCTACATCGTCGGAGGAATCAAACAAGATGTTACCGAAAATACGTTTGCAGGGTTCTCCCTGTAAAGGAAATTGTAAGTGTAACTGTATAAAAACTGAAGATGCTTTAGAGATGTATAGAGAAGCAGCAAAATCTGATGCTTTTCTATTTGGTGATTATGATGGGTATAAAGCATTTGAAGATTTAGATCAAGAGGACTCCTAGGGGGGGTCCTTTTTTTATAAATATTCTTATAAAGAGTTAATTAAGAATTACGATGAGAGCTTTATCGCAGTCCGAGTACGGAGAAATCAGAAGTTTGTATGAGAGTATCTATGCTCCTCAAGTAGATGAAGAACTAGAACTTTCTGATGAAGAGTTGACAGAAGCAGTGGAAGATGCTGTTTCTGAACTTATCGAAGAAGGATATGATATTGATGACATCGAAGATGCATTTGATGATGAATTAATTGAAGAAATCCTTGATGAAGCAAAGATTACTTATGGTAGTGATACCGAGAGTCCTGAAGACAGACGTACTCGTGCCAAAGCAAAAGTTGGTGAGAAGAGATCAGCAGCACGTAAGGCAGCAGTCAAAGGTGCTGTAAAGGCAGCAGGAGAGAAGGCAAAAGAAGTAAAGAGTGAAGTTGGTCGTCGTGCTGGAAACGTTGCTGTAAGAGCAAAAGCAGGTGCTACTAAAACTGCTATGAAGGCAACTGGAGTGTCCCCAATGGATGTTCCTACAAAGGCAGGTAAGCAGCGTAAGTCGGCAGATACTTTTGTTGCTGGTCGTAAGGCAGATAGAGATTCTGCTAAGGCAGTCATCAAAAAGAAAGTTGGTGATAAGTATAGAGGTGCTAAAGCAGCAGTAGGAATTGCTGGTTCAATTGCAAAAGACGAAGCAAGAAGAGCAGGACGTAAAGCAAAACTTGCTGGTGGTAAAGCAGTAACGGCAGTCAAGAATGCTCCTGAAAGAGCAGGATCTGCTGCTAGAAAAGGACTTAAGGGTCTAATCAGAAGAGGTGCCGAGAAGGTTGCTTCAGGGGCATCTAAGGTTGCTAAGAGGATGTCTGAAGAGGTTGAAACCTATGATGTAGTGGTCGAGTTCCTGTGCGACTACGGCATCGCAGAGAACCTTCAAGAGGCACAAATGGTGATGGTCAATGAGATTGACTCTGAGGACATTGAGAGCATTCTAGAGGCATATGCTAATGCTAAACTTCCTCTTTCCAGAGAAAAAAAAACTAAAAAAGTAGATGACTGGAAAGAAGATCCAAATAGAGACTTTGGTGTGAGAGGAACTGCTGCTAAAAATCTAGCGTCTAGAGCAACTACCGTTGTAGGAACACAACGTCGTCAGGATAAAGATGCTGGAATGTAATATAAAACTCACATAATCTATCAAGGGGGTTGACAACAACCCTCTTTTTTATTAGACTAGGTTTGTCCCCGTTAAAGATAAATAATAGCTCATTGAGTTCTATACAATGAGCTATGAGAATTCTTGGATATACAATAATGAACCTTTTGAGTCTGATGCTATTGGGAACCACTTTGGTTTTGTTTATTGTATTACCAATAAGTCCAACAAACGACAATACATTGGGAGAAAGTATTTTTGGTCGTTCAGAACACCAAAAGGAAAAAAGAGAAAAGTAAAACAAGAATCTGATTGGAAGAAGTATTATGGTTCTTGTCCTGAGTTGAAGGAAGATATAAAAAGATACGGCAAAGAGTTCTTCAGTAGAGTAATATTAAGTCTTCATGAGAAGAAGGGAGATTGTAACTTTGAGGAGACTAAGCAGTTGTTTCTAAATAATGTGCTATCAGAGGCACTTGACAACGGAGCACCGGCATACTACAATAGCAACATTCTCGGCCGTTACATGCGGAAAGATTATGGAAACTTTGGAAAAGACCCTGCAGGTGACTCATGAGTGGGCAGTTGACAGACTGCACATCCTCTGTGATATGAAGACGGATGATGTGCTAAAATCTATTGAAGATGCTCATGCGATCCGGTCAGAGTTTGCCGAATGGTTAGACCCTAATCTCGAAGACCATGAAATCTACTCACTCGAATACCTTGGAGACAATGATTAAATCACTTTTTGGAATCGGAGTTCTTGCAAGTTTAATTGCAATTCCTTCTTCATCAGAACCTGAACAAATCAAAGTACAACCCGTATCAGAACCAGCAAAAGAAACTACTGTCTTAGAAAAAGAGCAGGAAACTTGGAAGTGTCCTAGTTGTACTCCCAATGAAAAAGTTGTTCTAGCAGCATTACAAGAGCACACAAAGATCTCTGATCGTAATGCACTTGCAACAATCATGGGAAACATTCAGCAAGAATCTAAATTCATCTCTAACATCTGTGAAGGTGGTGCTCGTGTTACTTATGAGAACTGTCTGCGAGGTGGTTATGGATTGATTCAGTGGACTTCTATCAATCGTTATAAAGGACTTGGAGACTTTGCAGTAAAGTATGATTGCAATCCAAGTGAATTGGAATGCCAAGTTCGTTGGATGATTAATGAACCTATCTTCCAACGTGTACTTCCACAATTTGAAGGTGGTGGACAAACAGTATCTTATTACATGAGACCTGCATACTACTGGTTAGGATGGGGTATCAAAGGTAATAGGGAAATCTATGCATATGACTACACTAAGAAAATGGTATGGGTATGACATTAGAATCAATTGAAAACTTGGAGGCACCATTATTTGAATGTGGTTTTGGTCATTTAACTCAGGGGTATGGTTCTTTTGTAGGATCTCTTGCTCCTGAGTATTTGGAAGATGATTCCTGGTTTGGTCCTGCAGTTTTATCTGAACGACAAATGACTATTAAAGAAGCATATGAACATGCAGTATCCGAAAGGCAATTACTGCATGAGGATGATACAGTAGAACCGAAAGATATTCATGAGACTATCTATCGTATTGCTACAAGTAGTGGTAAAACTACCACACAACTTGATCAATCTAGTGTTGGTGGATGGCAATCTGGATCTGGTTTGGATTAAAGTTCTTTCAATAAATAATGTCATTATTAAATATTATTCATGAAAAAAATTATTGCATCTCTGGTTGCTGCGGCAGCGGTTGCCCTACCTGCCCTTTCAGACCCCCTAAAAGATAATGAATTCAATACTATGCACTCTATGGGTTGTATGTTACTTCGAGAGTGTACAGATGGAATTAATAAAGTCAAAAATATCTCTAATATTTCTGATGAGTATTCCTATAATGATTATACTATTGTTGCTGATGAGTTCAACTCAATGCTCATTGCCTTGGAGCAAGTTGGAGTTGGGGTGTTTCTAGCAGAATCAAAGTACTTTCCTGTTGGTAATCGTGGTGTTTACCATACTGTTGGTAATAACATCTTTTTGAATAAGGATTACATGGATAGTAATGCTTTCTTGATGCAAGTAATGAGGCATGAAGGATGGCACGCTGCACAAGATTGTATGGCAGGAACTATTGAAAATAGTTTAATTGCTATCATCAAACCAGAGGATGAAGTTCCTATAATATGGCGTGTTATGGCAGAGAGAACTTATCCAAAATCTGTTGTTCCATGGGAAGCAGAAGCAGGTTGGGCAGGTCGTACTGAAAAAATGACTATGGAGGCACTTCAAGCATGTGCTTCCGATACTCCTATGTGGGAAGTATATGAACCTACTCCTTTAACCCGTGAGTACTTGGTCAAAGAAGGTTACATTACTAAATAATATCATCCTAAACAGATAACCTACCAAGAAGAGTTTTGTGAAACCTCTTGTGTTATAATGGTGAACTCTTTGTTGGATAACAAAAAATCAAGTATGACATCTTTAACTAGAGATATACTAATCAAGACTATCGTTGCCGAAGAAATGAAACTGTGCGATAGTTCTGATTATAAAGAACAATTACAAAAAACATATCACAAATGGGAACATGAATCCAGTGATAGATTGTGCCAAAAATTTAACCAAATAGAGAAAACAAGTATCACAGTTGACCTTTTGAAACCATAAATATAAGAACCCTGCTGGTTTTTAATGGAAGAAGAAGTTAAGAATCAAGAAATAAAAAATAAAAATATTTTTAAAAAACTTAAAGAATCTGTTGATGATAAAGAAGAACAATTAGAGATATTATCAACTTTTGTTCGACTTGCTATTTTAGTATGGAGTGGTGGAATACTTACACTTGCGTATATTAAGTTACCTGCTGCTTTAGGTATTCCTGAACAGAAACTCGATCCCACCTTTATTGCCAGTGTGTTTACTGGGGTTTTGGCAACCTTTGGTGTTCAGGCAGCAAAGAAAGCAGGAGAAAGTGGTGGTAATGGTGGTGGAATTAGTAAAGAAGATCTTGAAAAATTAATTGATGCTGCCGCACAAACTGCACCTGCTCAAACAATAAGAGTTGAGCAAGGTCCAATTAGAATTGCAAATGGTGAACCAATAGTTAAACCTGTACCAACAGATCCTCCTCAACCTCCTTATTCTTTATAGTAAATGAATTTATTATTGCGTCCACTTGATAATGTTGCCGATCCTGTGTGGTCAGTAATTATTCTAGTAATTATTGCTGTTGGATTAGCATTAGGTTATGTTATATACATACTAAATATATCATCTAAGGAGATGAACGATGGGGCAGATGACACCACCGAGCAGGAAGAGTTGTTACAACTTCCGAGTGACGGAGATCAATCGTGTCCTTGATGGTGATACTATTGATGTTACTATCGACCTCGGGTTTGATCTATACAAGAAAGAAAGAGTTAGAGTTGCAGGAGTTGATACACCGGAAAAGAGGACGAAGAACTTAGAGGAGAAGGCACTTGGAATCGACGCAACCAACTGGCTTAAAGAAAAGTTGGAGAGTACTATCGCTGGTGATGATGAGTTGTCTGTTAGGACTGAACTTGTTGGTGGGGTCGGTAAATATGGTCGCCTTCTCGGTTGGTTATATATTGGGGACGACTTGGTGTCCCTCAACGAACAAATGATTACCGAAGGATATGCTCATGCATATGATGGAGGTACTAAAGATATGAACCTTGAAGCACTTCGTGAAATTCGTAGAGCACACGGCACATTAGTGGACTAATGGAAAACGATAAACATGTATCTGTATCTGATGATTCAAAAGTAGCAATACCACTCAGAAACCTTATCAGTATCTTAGGTGCCGTTGCTGTATCTACCTGGGCATACTATGGTGTTATTGAAAGACTTAACTCTTTAGAAAGCACTGTTAATAGTCATTGGGAAGAGATTGAAGAAAATGATGATTGGATTGATGGGTTTGAACCACCTAAGGCAGTTCAAGATACTGTGGAAAGAGTTAGACAACTGGAACTCAGACTGGTTAAAATAGAAACTATTATTAATATGGGGAAGTAAAATGATGAGTGGTTTATTTGTATTTGGATTTATTACTTTATTAACTTATACACTACATATTACATGGCCTATAAAAAAAGGTAAAAATTAAAATGCAAAAATTAATTAACGGAATCGCATTACTTTCGGGACTTGTAACACTATCCATTGTTGGTGCCGGAGCATATCTTTATCTCAATAAGGATGCAATGATTGAGCAAGTAAAGGAACAAGCAACAGAACAAATTACTAAAACAATTACGGAAGCACTTCCTGGTATGATTAATTCTTCACTACCAGAAATGCCTAGTATGACTGGTAATGTCCTTCCAGAATCTTCTCAATCAGTTCCTCCGATGACTGGTGGAGCATTGCCTTTCTGAAAACTTTATGAGAATTGTTAAATATATAATAGTAGATGTGAATTCGTATGACTGTTTCTAATTCGAAAAGAAAAAGATCAACTGTAAAGAAAAAATCTGATAATGAAAATAGATTTTTTCTTTATGTGATTTTTTATCACTTGTTTACAGGTATTGCTGGAATTTTTAAGAATGATTGATGGAGAATATTCCTAATATTGATATTGGTATACGTCCGATATTCATAAGACCGATTGGAACTATGGATATTCCTAAGTATGTGATTGCACCATCACAATCAATACCAACTGCTGTACCTGTAACAGTTCAACTTGGTGTTCCTATTGTCAATCTTCCTGGATGTGTAGAATCTAATAAGGAAAATAATCCAAAGAATACTGCTCTTATTCAAGATGATCCGAATGGAACATTAACTTTTTGTGATGGATCATTACCATCATATAAACCTATAGATTTTAATGCTGAAGAATATCTTCAACCATCAAAAGCACCTGTCCCTCCTTATAAACCTCCGGAGACAGATTTTAAATCACCCCAAATTAAACCACCTATTATACCCAAAACTGAAATACCTGTAATTACGACTGAAGAAAAAGAAGAACCTGTAATAGAAGAAACTGTTAATATCGTAGATTACTTACCTCCATTAGAAGCAGTTGTATCAACTACTGTTATTGCTGCTGCTGCGGCAACTAGTGCATTAGTTGCTAGACCATTAGCAAATTTTCTTTTGAAAATTATTAGACCTGTTGTTAAGAAATTAATTAAAACTACTTCTACTAAATTGGGTAAAGAAGAAGTTATATTAAGTGTCGTTGAACGAAGAGAAGTTCAAAGAGAGAAAAGTGAAGCAGTGAGAGCAATTAGGAAATTAAGGGGACGTTGATATAGTACCACCAAGATCTTCTGCTTTCTTTGATACTGGTGATGGAATAGAATGTTTATGTTGTGGAATTACTCCGCCTGGATTAGTGACTATAATATCTGCACACACTGAGTAATACGGACTTTTGGGGTGGAAATAAATTCCTTGTTTCTTAAGTTCTCCACAATTCTTAAGTCTGGCAATTTCAAAGTCTAATCTTTTATTTGCAATCATTTGTTGCTGCATTTCAATTTGAGTTGCAACTGCTTCTTTACATTGATTTTGTAATTTACTATCTAATGGTTTAGACCAAGTAGCAGAAAATCCAAGACTCAAACTATAGTTATCTTTCTGTCCTGTTCTTATTGGAACTTGGTATAATATATTTCCAGGATTATCTAAAGAACCATCTTCATTAAGGTCTCTTAAATCATACACTGGGTCATCATAAAAATCTTCAAATGGTTTCTGTGCTGATACGGCACCTGTTACATAGGGTGTAAAGTTGAGAGTGGGACCTTGACATTGTATACCTCCACCGTAGGTGTTTGTAATGTAAGGTCCCTGAAGGACTTGTATAGCCTGGTTTGTAACGGAACCTGAAGAGTTAGCAACAGGAGCAGCAGTAGCAGAGACACCACCAACAGTTTCAGCATAAGAAGGAGTTGCAAATAATAATGTAATTACTGGGAGAAGATACTTGTAGTAGTTGTAACGCTGTCTAATTCTGTTGTTCTTTGTATGATTGTTTGATTTGAAATTCCAGGACCTTGATAGGTTTCTGTAAATTGAAATGCCTGTCCTGGTTTTGTTACTGACCAGTTGGGTTTGTTGTTTAGATTTAGATTCGTCCATGATGAAGTCACCCCATCGATGTTATTAGGTGTAGAACTAGTTCCTGGTGTTATACTAGAACCATCCATTTGGACATTGGTTCCAGTTACACTATATTGGTATCCTGTATTATAATTTATAGAATTTATAGTTTCACTTACTGTAGTTTTTGTTTCTGTTGTGGATGTTTGGGATCCTTGTGTGAAATTAGGAACAACTGGGACTGCTCCTACTGGTTGAAGCAGTCCATGTATAATACCTAAAATTAAACCCAATCCAATTGATTCTCTCATTATCTTATTGTAATTTCAGATACAAACTGTCCTGTTGCACTTGTTCCTGCACCACCGGCAGTTAGAGTTCCGATAGCACCAGAAGAATCAATAGAACCTGCAAGAGTTCCTGCAACACCACCGGCAGTTGTAGTAACTTCTCCATAAGCAGGGAGAGAACCTACAACACCTGAAGTAACATCTGTTCCAGAGTTGATTACATTAACGGCATCTCCTTGTGTAAATGCCTCAGTGAAGGTGATTGCTGCACCATCGTTTGTTTGTGTATATGTGCCAGCATTCATTGTTGCAGCATCTGTTGCACCTGCTGGTGCTGTGAGACCACCAAGAGTTGCTGAAACATTACTACCACTTACGGAGTATGAACTTCCAATTCTTGTTGCTTGTGATGCTGCTGCATCAACAGTTAATTGAACACTTGAAGATAATCTACTTGTAATATCGGCATGTGCTGAAGGTGCCATCAAAAACATAATACCAAAAAACAGCAGAGATTTTTTCATTTTTCGATGCAATTGTTTTACAATTATTTAGTTATAAATAATGTGAAACAAAAATGATATGAAATGAACGAACAGCAAAATCACCTTTCGCAATTATTGGAACAGAGAAATAATCTTGCATCTAAGTTAGAAAATATTAATAGTGAATCTACAAGAACAAGAGAACTGATGTTTAAAACTCAGGGTGCTATTGAGTATCTGGAGGCAACCGGAGTCAAATTGCCGGAACCTGAACCAGAAGCAGAAGTGTCTGAGACGGAAGTCGTAGAGGGTTGACGCACAGACCATAAGGAATTATAATATGAGGGTACACATATGTGGAGGGGACACAGACGCTAGAGAAAAGGCATTTTCTCATTACAGTAGTAGTTAGTTCCGTAAAGGAGGGTCGGGAATCTGTATACCCCGCCTCCACGTGGGCAAGTAGCTCAGATGGACAGAGCCACGCACTTCTAATGCGTTGGTCGGGGGTTCGAGTCCCTCCTTGCCTGTCGTAGATGTATAAATATATCTACTTTACAATCCCCTGTAGCTCAATCAGGCAGAGCACGAAGCTGTTAACTTTGGGGTTACTGGTTCGATTCCAGTCGGGGGAGTTGCCAGTGTAGCTCAGTTGGTAGAGCAGGGTACTTGTAATACTCAGGTCGGGCGTTCAAATCGTCTCACTGGCTCCAGGGGTTTTAGCTCAGTTGGTAGAGCGCCTGCTTTGCAAGCAGGATGTCATCGGTTCGAGTCCGATATTCTCCACTTGACAAGATTGAATTCTTGTCATATAATACTTCTTGTGTGAAGGAAGTGTGTCGGGAGAGTAATCTCCCACTATGCGGGTGTAGTTCAGTGGTAGAACGTCAGCCTTCCAAGCTGAATGTCGTCGGTTCGAATCCGATCACCCGCTTTCGGGTTATCCGAATACCCGAAAAAATGATGAGTATAAATACTCTGAAGTTACTCTGGTAACGAATTACAACAGAACCAGTCGAGGTTCTTAACATCTGCGGGTAACCATTCCGCAAGTAAAAAACGAGGAAAACAAATGTTTAAAACGACTATCGCTGCAGCTGCCGCTGCAATTGCTCTTGCCCCTGCTGCCGCCCTAGCCGGACCCTATGTAAATGTAGAAACGAACGCTGGTTGGACCGGTGACGACTACACTGGTGCCGTTACCGATTTTGGAATCGGATATGAAGGTAATATTGGTGATGGTGGTTCTGCCTGGTATATCCAGGGAGGCCCTGCACTAGTCTCTCCTGATGGTGAAGAAACTGAAACACGTTTCTCTGGTAAGGTTGGAGTATCTGCTGCTCTTTCCAGTTCTGTCGGTGTATACGGAGAACTGAGTGCTTTAACTGCTGACACTGATCTTTCTTTCGATGATCTAAACGTTGGTGGTAAGTTGGGTCTTAAGTATTCCTTCTGATCTTCTATATAAAATAAACATCTAGATGTTCGGAGATCCTGACGAGGGTCTCCTTTTTTATGCTTTGGTTTAGGGGTGGTTAAAATTAGTATAACCCACTCTATATACTGAGGTTTACTTTAAGTCAACTTAATTTTTACTTAAAGACAGATCTGAATGGGTCTGTTATAATAACCAAGTAATCACAAAACAAGAAAAAACAAATGAAAGCATTCGCAGTTGCCCTGCTCGGTCTGGCGATCTCCGCCCCCGCCATGGCAGGTCCATATGTAGAGTCCAAGTCCGAGTTCAAAGGAACTGATGAGGAGTTCAGTAAGCAAGTCCACCAAGGACGTATAGGATATGAGTGGAAGACAGGAAACTTTGCTCCATACATCGAAGGTGGTGCTGGAGTATCTGTTCCTGATGGTGGTGAGCAAGAAGGTTTTACTGCTCTTGAACTTGGTAGTAAAGTAAAGATCACTGATAATTTCAGTGCTTATGGTAAGTGGGAGAACATTTTCCAAGAAGATTCTACCCGAGATTGGAAAGTAGAAGTCGGCACCAAGTATAAGTTCTGAGCATTAGATAATGAAAATCAAAGCAATCGCAGCAGCTACAGCAACTATTCCTCTTATGGTTGCCTGTGGTGGATCTAAGGAAACATTTCAACTAAGTGGAGCAGGTGCTACATTCCCTGCTCCTTTGTATCAAGCATGGTTTCAAACCATGGCAGGTGAAACTGGTAACCAAGTAAACTATCAAGCAGTTGGTAGTGGTTCTGGTGTCCGTCAGTATATGGCTGGCACAGTTGATTTTGGTGCCTCTGATGGTGCTGTAAGTGATGAGAAGCAGAAGATTCCAATGCTCCACATTCCTATGACTGGTGGTGCTATTGTTCCTGCTTACAATATGCCTGGTTGTGATGTCAAGATGACACAGACACAACTTGTTGATGTATATCTTGGTAAGATTACTAACTGGTCTACCTTTGGATGTGAAAGTGAAACTATTCTTCCTGTCTTCCGTTCTGATGGTAGTGGCACCACAAAAGGTTTCACTAACTCCCTGTCAGCATTCTCTCCTGAATGGAAAGAAACTGTTGGCACTGGTAAGGCAGTGAAGTGGCCCACTGGTGTTGGTGGTAAAGGTAACTCTGGTGTTGCCGCACAGATTAAACAGGTTCGGGGCAGTATCGGGTATCTGAACTATGGTTATGTGAATGGTGATAAGTTTCAACAAGTATCACTACAAAACAAGGAAGGTAACTATGTCACAGCAAATGCCGAAACATCTGCTGCTGGTTTGAGTAAGATTGTCTTGGACGATCAACTTCGTGGTGCTGATGCTAATCCTGCTGGTGCCAATGCATACCCTATTGTCTCCCTTACTTGGGTTCTAGCATATCCTGAGTCTAAGACTGGTGTGAAGGAGACTCTTCGTTATATGTTGAGTGAGAAAGCACAGGCAATGTCTGACGGTCTTGGTTATGTTCCTCTTCCTGAGGACCTGAGACAGAAAGCACTTGCTGCTGTTGACAGTATCGAATAATATAAGTATAGTGGGGGACAATAGTCCCCCTTTTTTTATGAAAAAGAAAATGAAAAAGTCGGAACAAAAAACCGCAGATTGTGATAACCTTTATGATATGATTGAGTTATTACATAGTCGTATTGAGGAAATAGAAAATGAACATACACAATTGATTCGTAAGATGGGAGAACTAAATAGTCGAGTAGATAACTTTTCTACAAATGAAAATTAATCTTTGGTACTCTAAGAGTATGAGTCAATGGAGATGGACTCTCTGTGAAGAATTTAAAAATGGTGTTACTAAAGTAGAACAACATTCTGGACAACGTGAGGAATTGCGAGATGCAATGAATGATGTTGCTAATACGGTAGAGTATATGTTAGATGATAAATAACTGAAAACTGAAGACGTATAAAGTATTATACAATGGAAAATATAAAGATTAGGTGTCGTTCCTGTGGAAAGGAATTGGAAGGACACCCGAGTAAGACAGTTTCTTGTGGTTGTCCGAATATGGCAACCATTCGTGGTGATAAGATTTCGGCAGTTGATTTGTCGAATATTGTTATGTTAAACACCTATCGATCTAAAAATAAAAAGTCATTTCTTTCGCAAGAAGATATTTTGTGGCAGGAACAGAGAAAACAACGCAAAGTTCGTAAAATGAATTTTGAGGTTAGGTAATATTAGGAAATCAAAATAAGTTGACAAATGCAAATTAGTAACTATTATAGCTAATATGTATTTCAATCAAAAAACCATGGACGAGCATACCTATAATAACTGGGTAAAAGTCAAAGAAACATTTGAAGAATCTGGAAATACTGAAAACTTTTTCTATCAAAGAGCATGTGCTATAGTTGGTGGAGCACCAGATCCTATTGATAAAATTATAAAACAAGACAATGCCGCATCGGATTGATGAAATAAAATCAGAACAATATGTCACTCAAAAAGAGTGCCAGGAGATGATTGATGATGCTATTCGGAGACACAATAGAAACGCAAGTATTATCAGCATGTGTGTTGGGTGGGTTGTCTTATGTTTATTTGCTGAGGGCCTTCTCAGATTAATTGGTGTTATTCCACCACTATTACCATGGTTACAAATTAAATTGTAGGAGAATTTTATGAAAGTTGGATTGATTGGATTGCATCCTATTTCGATAGATATGTCCCGTAACATGATTGAAAATGGAATTGAAGTTTGGGGGTATAGTAGTAACTATGATCTTGCCTGTAAAGAATATGAAAACGGTTATATTAGTGGATGTGTAACCTCACTAGAGTATCTTGTTCAGTCAGTTAAATCTGATAGTCTTAGGTATACTAGTGCAGGGAAGGTTCCTGGTATCTTTCAAATTACACTTCCAGTATCACAGGTAGAAGATACATTTGATGAGTTACTACCTTTACTTGAAGAGGGTGATATTATTATTGATTACAGTAGTAATGACATAGAAAAATGTCTGGAACTGGAAAAGTATTGTGCTAAGTTAGGTATATCTTATATCTTTGTTGGTATATTTGGATCAAAACATACTATTAATGTTTGTTCTGAAATTTTTAAACGTACCATGTACAAATCACCTTTCTGTATCGGAAATTAAATGACTTTAGCTGATGTCTTACTCTGGGGAACAATACCCTTTCTATGTGCCACCATTTATTTCGGGCACAGAAAAGGTGAAAATATCTATTACGAAAGTGACAAATATGACGGAAATGGAACAGCGCATTAAGATGAGATATGCGTTTGCCATGTCTTCATTTGGTAGAATGTTTACCCCAAATAAAATCTCATGTGAGATGAGATTATTATGTGAAGAGTGGTCAAAAAACATTGATGAAATTCCACCCACTAAAGACTTATATCAAGTTGATCGTTATTTTCTAGAATTTTGGAAAACGAGGGAGATTACTTATGAGTAACATAGCACTCAAAGCAGCACACTTTGCCTCTGCAACACTCAATAATCCGTGGGGTGTTGGTAGTTTAAGTTTCATATTGATCTTTGTTCCTATCATAGGAATGTGGGCAGTTCACAAATACAACTGGGAGCATTGGGCACCATTTGACAGAGGGCACTAGAGGTAGTATAATGTATAAGATAGGTAAGGAAAGAAAAAGGAGCATGGGAACCGACCGGACGTAATCTGGAAGGAGATACCGCACCTGCCTTGACAACTTGACTACATAATCACAACACCGTATAATATACAGGTAATCAAAACGGACAATGGCACTGACTGAAAAATTCAAAACCAAGGATTTAGATACCCTTCGTAATGCTGCAAAAGGTGAAATTTTCTTAGATGTAAAAAGTCCGAAATTATTTAAGAAGGTTCGTAAATATTATGAATCTAATGGAGTAATTTTTTCTGGTGATCCACTTGATGATTATGAAATCATGATGGACTGTTTGTATTCTGATTTAGAAATTTCTGTTGAGGTTGTTTGATTTTATTCATAGCAAGACCCCCTATAAGGAGAGTTGCATAAACTCTCCTTTTCTAGTATAATAATTACTATAGTAAAATATTAAAATGAAAAGAGTTTTAGTAACTGGTGGTGCGGGATTTATTGCACATCATTTAATCTCTCAGATAATCAAGAACACTGATTGGGAGATTATTTGTCTTGATAGATTAGATTTTAGTGGTAATTTAAATCGTCTACAAGATATCATGCAGGAATTCTCTCAAGAGAATCGTTCTCGTGTAAAAATAGTATTTCATGATTTGAGAGCAGCAATCAATCCACTTATTGCATCTGATATTGGTAAGGTTGATTATATTCTACATCTCGCTGCCGGTTCTCATGTTGATCGTAGTATTGAATATCCAATGGAATTTGTTTTGGATAATGTTGTAGCCACTGGACACATCCTTGATTATGCTCGTGGTCTAGATCATCTTGAAAGGTTTGTTTATTTTAGCACTGATGAAGTATTCGGACCTGCTCCATCTGGCATTTTTTATGGTGAGTATGATCGTTATAATGCCACCAATCCTTATAGTGCCACCAAAGCAGGTGGTGAAGAATTAGCAGTAGCATTTGAGAACTCTTACTCTCTACCTGTGTATATTACACACACAATGAATGTTTTTGGACAAAGGCAGCATCCAGAAAAATTTATTCCTATGTGTATTAAGAATATTCGTGATGGTATGGAAATTACTATTCATTGTGATGAGACAAAAACTATCCCTGGATCACGTCATTATGTTCATGCGGAAGATGTTTCTGATGCAATATTGTTTTTACTGGACCAAGATACATATGTTGAAACTGGAAACTATGGTAATGCTAAGTGTCCTAAGTTCAATATTGTTGGTGGGGAAGAAGTCAATAACCTTGATCTAGCACAAATGATTGCTGATACTCAGGGTAAAGAATTAAAGTATAATATGGTTGACTTTCATTCTGCTCGACCTGGACATGACCTTCGGTATGCACTCTCTGGAGAAAAGATGGCAAAGATGGGTTGGAAACCCACTAGATCTTTGAGTGAACGCATTTTTGAGGTTACTAGATGGACCCTTGACAATGAACGTTGGATTGCACTATAATACATAGTATAGGTTAAATTAATTTTTAATGTCTGATTATAAGAAGACTGCACTTGTGCTTGGTGCAGGTGGATTTATTGGAAGTCACATGGTTAAACGACTTCGTTCTGAAGGATACTGGGTTCGGGGAGTTGATCTTAAACATCCTGAATATTCAGCATCTCATGCGAATGAATTTATTATTGGTGACCTGAGAGATGTTAATTTTGTAAAACGATGTGTTCGTTTTACTGGATACCTTGGAAACTTCTACAAAGATATTGTAGATAAGTTTGCAGAACCTTTTGATGAGATTTATCAGTTTGCTGCTGATATGGGTGGTGCAGGATTTGTATTCACTGGTGAGAATGATGCAGACATCATGCACAATTCTGTATCCATTAATCTGAATGTTCTTGAGGAACAACGTAAACTGAATGAAATTACAGAACAAAATAAAACTAAAATCTTTTACTCTGGGTCGGCATGTATGTATCCGGAGCACAATCAACTAGACCCTGATAATCCTGACTGCCGTGAAGAATCAGCATACCCTGCTAACCCTGACTCAGAATATGGATGGGAGAAACTATTCTCCGAGAGACTCTACTTTGCCTACAATCGTAACCATAGTATTCCTGTTCGGATTGCTCGTTACCACAACATCTTTGGTCCTGAAGGAACCTGGGACGGTGGCAGAGAGAAGGCACCAGCTGCAATATGCCGCAAGGTTGCTTTCCTTCCGGAGTCAGGTGGATCTATCGAGGTGTGGGGAGATGGTTTACAAACTCGTTCCTTCCTGTTCGTTGATGAATGCATCGAAGCAACTAGAAGACTAATGGAGAGTGACTTTATAGGTCCTGTGAATATTGGTTCTGAAGAGATGGTTAGTATCAATCAGTTGGTAGATATTACTGCTAAAGTTGCAGAAAAAGAAGTTTCTAAAAATCATATTGATGGACCTTTAGGTGTTCGTGGTCGTAACTCTAACAATGATTTGATTCGTGAAAAACTAGGATGGGATTATTCTCAAACCCTTGAAGAGGGTATTTGTATTACATATAACTGGATTAGTGGACAAATTTCATGAATATAAAAGATATTGAAATCATAGAATCCTTAGGTCAAGATTTTTATGATAGTTTTAATAAATTTATTCTTAGTTCTGACCTGAAGGTATTTGGAAAACTTCTTGCTAGATTTCAGTTATTTGAAATGGTCAAGGATGTTCCTGGAGATATTGTTGAGTGTGGTGTCTTCAAAGGAACAGGTCTCTTTACCTTTTTGAAATTAAAAAGATACTATTGTCCTAATAGTTTAAAAAAAGTTATTGGGTTTGATTTCTTTGATACAGAAGCACTTGTAGATAGTTTGTCTAATCAAGATAAAGATGCAATGAGCATACTTTTTTCTGGTAGAGACTTCAAGCACGATGAATCATTTAAAGAGGCACTTGAGTATCAAATTCTTAAGTCTGGATTTCAAGATCATGAATTTGAATTAATTCAAGGTAACATTAGTAAAACTGTTGTTGATTTCGTTAAAACAAAACCAGGTGCAAAAATATCCTTACTCTATATGGATCTAGATGTAGAAAAACCAACTTATGATGCTTTGAATTCTTTATGGGATAGAGTTAGTAGTGGTGGTGTTGTTGTATTTGATGAGTATGCATATCATAATTGGTCAGAGTCTGTAGGAGTTGATAAATATTTTGAAAATAAAAGTGTAAAAATTAATTCAATGAACTTTATTGCTCCATCGGCATATGTAATTAAACCATGAAAAATTTAAATAGACTAGTTCGTAAATCTGATCTTAAGTGGATCAGTGATGTGAGAGATGAAAACAATTGGATTGAAAAATATCCACACTCAACTTGTTTGGGTAATCACTGGGTTAGGGATGAAGCACTCTACAAGTGGGTCTTTGCTCTGCTCAACTTTGGTATTGGGACAACAGGACAAAAGGTGATTGACCTTGGAGTTCAGAATGGATGTGTTCCTGCTGTTGTAGCAGACTGGGGTAACGAAACTATCGCTCTGGACATTAAGGAGGCACCTTGGGATCAACCAGAATCTTCTGCTGAGTTGGTCATTGCAGATGCTTTTGAATGGTTGCCTGAACTTGAGGATGAATCCATCGACACTTTCTTTGACATCTGTGCTGTTCACTGCTTTGAACCATCCTATGATGAGAAATGTGGTAACTATGGGTTACTGAGGATCTCAGAACTGGTGTATCAGAAACTGAAACCAGGTGGTAAGTTCATCGTGACCTCTGATGTTGGTGATGCAACAGAGGGATCTTATATCAAAGCAGAGACATTCATTGAAATTGTTGAGAGAACTGGACTTAATCTAACTTCTGAGTTTGATGGTATAATAGATGGGGACACCTTCTACAACGAAAAACTAAAAGTAGTTTCTTTGGAATTTATAAAATAACACATGAACAAACTCGTTATATTTGACCTTGATGGAGTTCTTATTGATAGTAGAGATATGCATTATGAAGCACTTAATCATGCTTTGAGTAATGTAGATCGAAAATATGCAATCGGTAGAGAAGAACATCTCAGTATTTACGATGGTCTTCCTACATCTAGAAAACTTAATCTTCTCACCGAAAGAAAAGGACTACCCGTCGATCAGCATCAGCAGGTATGGGAAGATAAGCAAGTTGAAACTCTTAATATTTTTGGTAAACTAGGACAAGATTACCAGTTGATGCATTATTTCAAGCAACTTAAGGATAAGGGATATCAGGTTGCTGTAGCTAGTAATAGTATACGTAATACTGTTAAACTTGTTCTTCTTAAGTTGGGATTGCTTGAATTTATTGATTACTACATGAGTAATGAGGATGTTCATAGAAACAAACCTTTTCCAGAAATGTATTGGAACTGTATGACTGCTTGCAATGCACTTCCTAAAGATACTGTTATCTTGGAGGATAGTCATATTGGTAGGCAGGGTGCTCTTGATAGTGGATCTCATTTAATTGCTATTGAAAATCGTGATCATTTAAACCAAGATAAAATTGATAAGATAGTCACTATTTTGGATAACAAAAAGTTAACACATATTCCTTGGAAGTCTGAAAAAATGAATGTTCTTATTCCCATGGCAGGTCGGGGAAGTAGATTTGCTGATGTTGGTTATACCTTCCCCAAACCTCTCATTGAGGTAAATGGTAAACCAATGATTCAAGTGGTTCTTGAGAACCTAAACATTGAGGCAAATTATACTTTTGTTGTTCGTAAAGAACATTATGAAAAATATAGTCTTCAGTATCTCCTTACTCTAATTGCACCTGGTTGTAATATTATTCAGGTAGATGAAATGACAGAGGGATCTGCTTGTACTACTCTTCTGGCAAAAGAGTTTATCAACAACGATGATCCTTTGCTCCTTGCCAACTCCGATCAGTTTATGGAGTGGAATAGTAATGAGTGCCTTTATGCATTCAATGCTGATGGTATTGATGGTGGTATCTTGACTTTCAAAGCAACTCACCCTAAGTGGTCCTATGCTAAGGTCGGGTCTGATGGATTCGTTGCTGAAGTTGCAGAAAAGAAACCAATCAGTCAAGATGCAACAGTTGGTGTATACTTCTGGAAAAAAGGTTCTGATTATGTTAAATATGCAGAGCAGATGATTGACAAAGACATCAGAACTAATGGTGAGTTTTACATTTGTCCTGTATTTAATGAGGCAATTAATGATGGTAAGAAGGTGAGAATCAAAGAAATTGAACGTATGTGGGGTATTGGAACTCCTGAAGATCTAAATTATTTCCTAGAGCACTACAAATGAAACTCATAGCACATAGAGGTAATATCAATGGTCCAGATTCTTCTATTGAAAATAGTCCAGATCAAATTGACAAATGTATAGAACAAGGATATGATGTTGAGGTTGATGTTAGATATGATCCTAAAACAGAACGTCTGTGGTTGGGGCATGATGACCCTCAATATGCAGTAACTTGGTGGTGGTTGGCGGGTAGAGCACAACACCTTTGGATTCATTGTAAAGATATTACTACTATGTTTGCTTTTTCTGATGGTACTAGTGGATATAATTACTTTTGGCATCAGGAAGATGACTTTACTTTAACTAGTAAACAATTTATCTGGAGTTATCCAGGTAAACCATATACGAGTAGAAGTATTATTGTAATGCCTGAGCAATCCAATCTTTCTTGGGAGTCATTAAAAGTAACTAATTGCCATGGAATCTGTAGTGATTACATTGAAAAACTAAAATGACAAAAACAATATTCTCTAAAGCACCTTTACGTCTTGGTCTTGCTGGTGGTGGGACAGACTTAAGTCCATACTGGAATACCTATGGTGGAGTAGTGTTAAGTGGCACTATTGATCAGTATGCTTATTGTAAAATAGAACCATACGATTGTAATTGTCGTGATACTCACTGGGTCTTTAAGAGTATTGATTTAGGAATCAGTGAAAGATATGACATGGGGTCTGAAAAATTCACTAACGGAGAATATGTGGACACTAAGTTAAAACTTATTGTTAACACCTATCAGTATCTCACTGCTAATTTAGAAAGAAAACCTGTCAAAATTACGACTTATGTTGAGGCACCAGCTGGGAGTGGTTTAGGAAGTTCTAGCGCACTCGTTGTCGCACTTGTATCTGCTATTAGTGAATACTATGGCATTCCTAATGATGAGTATGAGACTGCTACCATTGCACTGAAGATTGAAAGAGAGATATGTGATCTTCCTGGTGGTAAACAAGATCAGTATTCTGCAGCATTCGGTGGATTTAATTTTATGGAGTTCTTACCTGATGGTAGAACCATTATTAATCCATTAAGACTTAATTACAAGACACAGAATATGCTTGAGATGAATACCGTGTTGTATTATGTTGGTTGTCCTAGGAATGATTCTAGAATTATTGAGTTGACCTCTCAAAATTTAGACAAAGATGAAAAAACTATAGAAGCAACTCATAAAATTAAGGAAACTTGTATAGAATTTAAGAGGAGTTTGCTAACTGGGGATGTTGGTAAGATATCTGATTTGATGAATCAATATTGGAATCTTAAACTGAGAACTAGTAGTAAGGTTGGTTCTCCAGAACTACTTGAAACTTATGAATACGCTTTGCAAAATGGTGCCACTGCTGCTAAAATATCAGGTGCTGGAGGTGGAGGTCACATGATTCTATTCACTACGTTTGAGAATAGGCATGATTTAATTTTATCTTTAAAACAAAAAGAGTATGGTAGAATAGTTCCATTCAAATTTGTAAAACATGGTGTTGATGTTTGGAGGGCATGATGAATTATGTAATTGATATTGACGATACTATCTGTATTCCTGGTCCAACTAACGAAACAAAGTATACAGATGCTACTCCAATGATGGAGAGAATCGCAAAAATAAACAATCTATATATTCAAGGAAATTGTATCATCTATCACACTGCTAGAGGTATGGGTAAACATAAGAACTCTTCAAAACTTGCGCATGAAGAACATTACGATTTCACCCTAGCGCAGTTAGTGTCTTGGGGATGTATGTTTAATGAACTACGTATGGGAAAACCATCGGGTGATTACTATATTGATGATAAGGGAGTAAACACTAATGATTTCTTCAATTAAATATGTCCCTAAGGGATGGGGATATGAAAAATGGATCACCAACAACGAAAGATACTGTGGAAAACTTTTATTTTTTAACAAAGGAAAGAAGTGTTCCTGGCACTACCATCAAATAAAAGAAGAAACTTTTTATATTCACTCTGGTAAGTTGCATTTGCTCTATGGATTTGATGATGATATTAAGAAAGCAGAAGGAATAATATTAAATCCTGGGGATAAGTTTGAAGTTCCTAGAAATCTTAGGCATCAGATGTATGCCATTGAGGACACGGATATGTATGAATTTTCCACTACACATTTTGAGGATGATAGTTACAGAGTTATCAAAGGGGATTAAACTATATCTGCTTGTTGGTGGTAAAGGAACTAGACTTGCTTCTGTTAGTAATGGTATCCCTAAGCCACTGATGGATATTCATGGTAAACCTTTCATTCAAAGAGTAATAGAGAACTTATATGGATTTGATATCACTCTGGTATGTTCTGATCTTAATTATGAATACTTTAGAGACCTAGGAGTTGATGTATTCAATGAGGGAGAACCATCAGGGACTGCTGGATTTCTACGCAAGGTAGATTTGCCAGAGTATTTTTATGTGATGAATGGTGATACGTATTACTCTGGTGATTTAAATTTAGATACAGATACCTCAACAGTTTTTGTTACTGAAGAACTTGTAGCAAATGATGTAGGATATATTGAAGGTACAGATGGAAAGGTTGAAAGATTTGTGGAGAAAAATCCTGAGGCAAGTGGTAAAAAGATGGTCAATATGGGGATCTATAAAATATATTCTGATGATATCATAGTGCCTGAAAAGTTGTCATTGAGTATGGAGTATGATATAATGCCTATGATGCCACTATCATATAAAGTTTTAGAGTCAGATAGGTTTGACATTGGTACTCCAGAAAGATTAGAGAGATTTAAATTATGGTGTGTTTGATTACTGGTGCTGCTGGTATGATGGGGTCTCATTTGTATGAAACTCTTTTAAATCATGGTCAAGAAGTGATTCCAACGTATCACAAACCGACAATTGATTCTAGAGATGAGATACTAGATAATATTACAGTTATTCTTGATGTATTAAACAAGAGTGACATTATTCGTGTCTTGTCGAAATATCAACCGTCAGTAATTTATCATTTGGCAGCACAGAGTAGACCTGATGTTTCTTTTGAAGATCCAATTCATACTATAACTACAAACGTAATTGGCACAGCAAATCTTCTTGATTGTTGTGCCAAGTTAAATCTAAACCCTCTATTCATCAACGCATCTTCATCAGCTGTGTATGGTGATATTGATTGGTCTAACCCACCAGATGAGGATAGATATTGCAATCCACTCTCTCCATATGGGACATCTAAATTGTCTCAGGAGCACATTGTGAGAAATTATCACCAGATGTTTGGTATTGACTATGTGAATGTCAGAATTTTCAATTGCACTGGTCCAAGAAAGACTAATGACTTTGTTTCTGATATGTGTAAACGTGTCGTTAATGAAGAGTTTCCTATAAAGGTTGGAAATTTGAATGGGGTTAGATCAATCATAGATGTAAGAGACTTGACAGAGGCACTATACCGTTGTCAAAATATCAAGAACGAAACAATTAATCTTGGTTCTAGTGTCTCCTTACGTATCTCAGATGTCTTTAAAAAAATAGTCGGTGATCAAGATTATTATATTGATGATGGTCTATTGAGACCCACTGATGAACCCATTATCATTGGAAATATAGACAAGGCACAGAAACTATTACAATGGAGACCTGTAATTAGATTAGAAAAAACAATTAGTGACACACTCGATTATTGGAAAAACTTATGAAAGTAGCATTATGTTTATCAGGTCAACCTAGACTCATTCCAGAGTGTGCCCCATACATTCTAGAGAACATGTGTGTGGGATATGATGTGGATGTATTTTTTCATTTCTGGTTTGATGAAAAATTACAAACACAACCATACAAATACGGTGGTGATGGTGGATGGGAAAAACAGAGGATCTCTCCTTCAGCAATTGAAGATGCTTTGAGTATATACAAACCAAAACTCTACAAGACAGAGGAGAGTAAAACTTTTAGAGATAACACTCTACATACTGATTATGCATATTATCCAGACACAGCAAGAATAGTCCCTTGGTCTGTTCATTGGCAAGAATCAGAAGAACCTGATTACATTAGTAGGATGGTTAACAACTGGATGTCTTATCACTATAGTGTTAATCAAGTCAATCTTTTAAGGAAAGAGTATGAGTATGCAAACGATTTCAAGTATGATTGGGTTGTAAAATTGAGAAGTGATTGTGAACCTAGACAAAAAATTCAGTATGAACAATACGATAAATCTGTGGTAAACTATTCTGGATGGTTGAATCAACCTGATGGAATGATCAATGATTGGCTAGACTTTGGTGGGTCTAGAGCAATGGATGTTTTTATGAGCACATTTAACTATATGGAAATATTAATGGAACGATGTAAAAAAGAGTTTGGAGGTGCTTGGTCCAATGAGATGCTACATAGAAAAGCACTTGATGTATTTGGAATTGATCATCAACCACATCCATTCATTGTAACTGTACCAAGATTTTAATTATGTCAAACACAAAGGTAATTATCTGGGGTTTCCCCCTGGATACTCATACACATTCATATACTCACTCCGCTCTGTATAATGCATTCAAGCATCTTGGATATGATGCTTATTGGTTTCATCATCAGAATTATCCAGACCCTGCCATATTTGATTATTCAAACTCTCTTTTCATCACAGAGGGATTTGCGGACATGGATATTCCAATTTTAGATTCCTCTACTTACTTTGTTCACAATGCAGTAAATCCTGGTAAGTATCTGGAAAAAGATGCTAGACTCGTTGATATTAGATTCAACGTTAGGGAGATAAACGATTACAACTATAATATGGTTGTGGATAAAAAGGAACTTACAGAGATTGATCCAGTAAGTTTCTATAATCCTAAGGCAGATGATAGTGTTCTTGGTGACAGGTATAAGAAAGGACTGAGTGGATATGAAGCACTTCATACTATTTGGGCAACTAACCTTCTTCCTCATGAAATTAATTTTGAGGATAGATTTTTTCCGAGAGAAGACAATTTTTATTTCATTGGCACTCTTGGTGGAAGTCCTGCTCTTGAGATGCAGAAGGTAGCACAGACTTTAGATAGACTTGGTATTCCATTCGTCCATAGAAATCCTTGGAGTGACCCCTGCACTTTTGAAGAAAACAAAGTTTATATGCAGAAGTCTATAATTTCTCTAGATGTTCGTGGTAGTGACGCATATCACGGTAACTCTGATGGGAATATTGAATTGCATGGTAAACCAGTTACTGGAGGAAACCATAAGAAGATTGGATTTATACCATGTCGAACTATCAAGCAGATTAGTTTTGGTAGACTTCCTGGTACGAATTCTTCATCAGTCAAAGAAGTGTTTGGTGATTATGTTATTTACAATGATGATGAATCTCAACTACCAATTGATTGTTTAGAGTTTGAGAAGAATCCAGATCATGATCTCATGTATGAAGCAATGAGATTTGTTAAAGAGAATCACACGTTTATCAATCGTGCTGAAGCAATTTTAAAAGTATTTAATAAGGAGGTTTGAAAATGTCTGTAACTTTAGTAACTGCTCTCTATGATATTGATAGGGGAACAAAGGGAGATGGTAGATCCTTTGATGAATATCTTGATTGGTTTGCAAAAACCCTTAAGACTAAATCACCAATGGTTGTCTTTGTTGATGAATCTTTAAAAGAATTTGTGGAGAAGAATAGAAAGGGTTTACCAACAAAGGTAATTACTCAATCATTGGAAGAGATTCCTTATTATGAATTGAATAATGATATTCAAAAAGTTTTAGATGATGAGGATTTTAAAGGGAAAGTCTCTTGCCCATCTAGAGTTGAGTGTAAGATGAGTCTCTATAATGTTGTCATTTTCTCTAAGTTCCCTTGGGTAAAGAGAGTCATTGAAGAGAACCCTTTTGATACTGAATACTTTATGTGGATGGATGCAGGTCTTTCTAGATTTTTTGGTCCTCATGATGTGAATATCAATATGCCTTATCCTTCAGAGGCAGCACAAGAGGTGCTCTTATCTTGTAAGGATACTGTATTGATTCAAGCTACAATGAATTTTTATACTGATTTAGTTGAATCTGAAGTGTGTGATGAATCATACTTCCTTGACGCTAGATCTTGGGTTATGGCAGGACTATGGGGTGGTGGAGCAAAAGCACTCAGTAAGTTCTGTGATATGGTTGATGATGTTCTTCGGAATAAAATGATTAAGAATAATGTTATCAATAATGAGCAGATTGTGATGGCATATCTTTATAAAAATAATGATGAACTGTTCAGTGTCTTTGAAAATTATACTCATCTTCATAGACAATATGAAATTATTGCGGAGTTGCAAGCATGAAGATTCTCATTGAACTCAGGGCAGCTGTAGATGTTAGTGATTACAAGTATGGAAATGACTATGTTCAGTCCAGGATAGATGATTACTCTAGGGGTCTAAAGATTTTCTTTGATAAGGTAGATACCTCTAAGTGTGATGTTGTTTTTGTTGAAAATACTCATGAAAGTGAAGATGATCTTCCACAAGAAGTCAAAGATGCAATTCCTGCAGGAACTTTTATGTTTGTTAAGCACAAGAATGATTATGGAAAGTATAATAATGGAGGTGGTGACATTGAAATGTGGAAGGAATACCAAGAGCAAATCAGTGAATATGATTATTTCTTCCACTATGAACCTAGAATGATTCTTGATGATGCCTCAATGATTGAGTCATTTTTAAACAATCCTAGAAACCTTTTCTGTGTCGAGGATAATACTGTCTTCCCTTGCGTCAAAACTGGATACTTTGGTGTCAAAGTAGTAGACTTCATAGAGTATCTTGATGGCATTAATCTAGATGAGTTTGCTCCACCACCACCAAAAGATGGAGTCAACATCGAGAATAGTATGAGAGATTTTTGGGAAACCAAAGACACAGATTTTCAACCAGATATTAAATACTGCACCCGGAGATGGTATAATGAAAGTTATGGAAGTGGACACTCAAAATATTAAATCTTCTTATAAAGAAAACAACTACGATAAAGTATTTCAATCAATTTGTTTTGTTTCAAAACCAAAGAATATAGTTGAGTTTGGTATCTTAGAGGGATATTCTCTAGATTCTTTTATCAAGTATGGTGGAAACGCAATTATTGAAGCAAATGATTTGTTTGATGAATTTCCACACAATGCAGCAGACTATGAGTTTGTAACTAACAAGTATAAAGACAACTCAAATGTCTTTATTAATAAGAAAAATTTTTATGATTCTGTTGGGGATTATAAAGATAATTCGATAGACATTTTACACATTGATATTGCAAATAATGGAGATGTCTTTGACTTTGCAATACAAAATTATCTACCTAAAGTACGTGGAGTCATGATGCTTGAAGGTGGTTCTGTGGAAAGAGATAATGTTGAGTGGATGTTGAGGTATAATAAACCCACAATTCAACCTGTGTTGCAAAAGTATGCAGACAGTGTTAGAATAGAAGTTCTAGACGATTACCCATCAATAACTCTAATTTCAAAATGAAAGTAAAAGAAAGTATCATACCTCTATTTAAGGTATTCATGGCAAATGAAACTCCTGAAAAAGTATCAAAAGTATTGATGTCTGGTTTTATTGGTCAGGGTCCAAAGGTAGAAGAGTTTGAATTGAAATTAAAGACGTTTTTCAATAATGAAAAAGTTGTTAGTGTGAATGCTGCAACATCAGCAGAACACCTTGCTCTTCATATGCTGAAGAGACCTGCTGATAACATCAAATCATACTTTGGTGTTGCCTTTGCAAACTCTCATTGGGATGGTATGGAACCTGGTGATGAAGTTTTGACTACGCCACTGACTTGTACTGCTACTAACTGGCCTATTGTTGCTAATGGATTTAAAGTAAAGTGGGTTGATGTTGATCTTAACACTTGCAATATTGACCTAAATGACCTTGAGAAGAAGATCACATCAAAAACTAAAGTAATCATGGTGGTTCACTGGGGTGGGTATCCAGTGGACCTTGATCGGTTGAAGGAGATCCAAGACAATGCAGAGGAGAAGTATGGGTTCAGACCTGTCGTGATTGAGGATTGTGCTCATGCCTTTGGATCAACATACAAGGGATCAAAGATTGGTAATCATGGTAATATCTGTACATTCAGTTTTCAAGCAATCAAGCACCTGACCACTGGTGATGGTGGTTGTGCAATATTCCCTAATGAAAATCAGGTGAAGAGGGCAAAACTTCTTCGTTGGTATGGTATTGATAGGGAAAACAATCGTAAGGACTTTCGGTGTGAGAGTGACATCTCAGAGTATGGATTTAAGTTTCATATGAATGATATTAATGCCACTATTGGTATTAACAATTTACCTGGAGTGGAAGAGAATATTGCCAAGACTATTGACAATGCTAATTTTTACAATCAAGAGTTGGTAAATGTACCTGGAGTGACTCTTCTTGAGAATAATTCTGATCGTCAATCATCATATTGGATCTACACCTTGAAGGTTGAAAGGCAGCAGGACTTTATGAGTAAGATGAAAGAATGTAACATCATGGTTAGTAGAGTACATGAAAGAAATGATATTCATTCATGTATGTCTGAGTTTAGAACTGATCTTCCTAACCTAGATAAACTTGTAAAAGAAATGATTTGTATTCCTGTTGGTTGGTGGGTCACACCAGAAGATCTACAGTATATTGTTGACTGCATTAAGGAGGGTTGGTAATGCTTGGTACAAAGTTCTCTTTTGATAAAGAGAAGTATAAGTTTAGGAACGAAATAGAAAAAATATTTCAAAATAATAACTTAGAATATATTCATGAGTGGGAAGATTGTAATTTTGGAAAACTTACATTTTCTACAGATCAAAGTACAAAAATACATAAAAAATATTACGAGCAAGTAAAGGAAACCAATTTTTTGAATATCTACAATAAATTTGTAAAGGAAATTATTTTTCCTCATTTTAAAAAAGATATCCTATACCAAAGATTTCCCACTTTTAGAGTTCAAGTTCCCAACAATATTTCTGTGGCAGAATTTCATAAAGATAAAACTTATAGTCATAGTCCTCATGAAGTAAATATATTTTTACCAATTACAGAAGCAAAAGATACCTCTACTATTTGGGTAGAGTCTGTAGAAAATAAGGGTGATTATAAACCAATGAATGCCGATTATGGGGAGTATTATGTATGGAATGGATCAAATCTAACACATGGTAATAAAATCAATATAACTAGTATGACTAGATTTAGTGTTGATTTTAGGATTCTTCCTTATGAAAAATATAATGAGTGTGATATTAAAGAAACCGTCACTAAAAAAATGGAATTAAAATTGGGTAAGTATTTTGAATTATTGAGGTATAGTAATGACTGATGTTAAGTATCCTGCAAAGTTTTTAGAACAATATAAGATTAATGGGTGTGTCAATATTGATACAGAACCTTATTTTGAAAGAACAGAATGTTATCCTTTTTTCCAAGAGCACTTAGTTGATTATAAAAATCTTCTGGTGGATCTTGTAGAGAAAGGAAAGAGTAAGACATTCTATAAGTTTGGTGATGGTGATTACTGGTTCTTAAGAGGTATTCCTTCCGGTAGTGCTAGACCTGGAGCAAGAGCTCTTGCCAAACCATATTCTGAAATAAATCACCAACAATTTATTGAAGGATCTAAATTATGTGATTATTATACATGTGAAATCTATACTCATAATAGAGAATTTTTTAGAGAAGTAATTCCTCATCAGAAGATTCATTTTCCTGCGGAGTATGGATATGCTTTGATTGCAAATAAGTGGTTGTTTAAAACTTTTGCAGGTAAGATTGGTCTCATTGGAGCAAGCACAAAAATGAATTTAGTGAGTGAATTAATGGGAGCAGATCAGTATCAAGAGTATCTTGGTATTGAAAAGTTTGAGGATTATATTTCTCTACCTCAAAAGTTTGCTTGTGATGATTTGGATGCAACTGAACAGATGGTTGGAGAACAACTAAGGAAATCAACTTCTAAGATCTTCCTGATGGGTATGGGACACGTTAAGTCTGGTCTTATACATAGACTGAAGAAGTATACAGATGCTGTATTTCTAGATGTTGGTGCTGGTATTGATGCAATTGCTGGTATCATCGATGTAGGAAGACCATACTTTGGGGATTGGACTAACTATCAAATTGACGAAGAAAATCTGTATGAAGATGTAGATTATCTTGGGTATGAATCTTTAGGAAAGCATATTATTTTGGAAAGAATTCAATGAAACATCCCGGTAAACACTCTATTGAAGTAACAACAAAGATAGGTTGCTCTAATGTATGTGAGTATTGTCCTCAATCTACCTTGATTAGTAGGTATCGTGAAAGGATTGGAAAAGAAAAAGACACGATGATGTCCCTAGAGACATACAAGAAGTGTATTAGCACCATGCATAATGATGAAGTCACTCTAAACTTCACAGGATATGTTGAACCTTTTCTGAATCCTGAGTGTGCTGATATGGTCATTCATACGAACGAGATGGGTTTTGAATTACTTGTTAACACCACTCTGATGGGACTCACTAAAGAGCAGTGGGACAAGATGAGTGACATTCCTTATGATTGTAATATTCATTTGCCATCTGGATCATACTTTGAAATGATCGGGGTCAAAATTCCGATTCAGTATTATGAAGAGGGTAGTCAGAAGTATCCAGAGTTGAGTGATGAATATTATGAGATGCTCAATTATGTGATTCAAAATCCTAATAAGTGGACAATCAACTTTCATTGCCATGGTGATCTACACCCCTTGCTCAATGACTTGACTAGGTATTATAATGTGGGAGTAAGAGATATCAACAGCAGAGCAATGAATATGTTGTTAGAAAAAAAAGAAAAGGTGCCACCTGAACAGAACATTAGAGGCAAGTGCCCAAGGGTATATCAGAATGTTCTCTTACCAGATGGTTCTCTTTCTATCTGCTGTCAGGACTATGGTCTTGATGAGATTATGGGTAACCTCATGGAGAATACTTGGGAAGAGTATATTAACTCCGAACGTGTACAAGATGTAAGATCACACGGGTCAGATCTGTGTGATTATTGCGAAGAGGAGATTGATTATAGGGGTAAAGAAAAGTGGGCTGAATGGAGGAGACCTCAACAAATTAGATAATATGAAAATAGCAATCGTTGGTCCGGGCATTATGCCAATTCCACCTACAGGGTGGGGTGCAGTTGAGATTCTTATTTGGGATCAAAAACTAGCTCTTGAAAAATTAGGTCATGAAGTATCAATTGTAAACACTCCTAAACCAATTGAGATACTGCAGCAATTGCATGAAATTAATCCTGATTTTGTTCATGTTCAGTATGATGATTTTGTTGAATTAGTTCCTTACATCAGATATCCGTATGCAATTACAAGTCATTTTGGATATCTAGAGCAACCAAACAAATGGGATTACTATGGTCCTAGGGTAGCAGAGAAATTTGCACAGATAAAACCAAACGTATTTTGTTTGTCTGAAGGCATCAAGAATGTCTATCAAAACATAATGAAGTTTGATGAATCTAAATTATCTGTTACTCCAAATGGGGTAAATGTTGATCTTTTTAGAAGAACTGATACTCCGAAGTATCCAGATAGATCTTTGTGTCTTGCAAAGGTTGATTACAGGAAGAGGCAATGTTTCTTTCAGGGCATTAGTAGTCTTTACTATGCTGGTAATGTTGTAGATGAAAGATTTGATCAATCCAAAAACTATCTTGGTGAGTGGGAAAAGCAATATCTTTATGATAATCTCACTGACTATGGTAACCTTGTGCTTCTTTCTGATGGAGAGGCACATCCATTAGTATGTACAGAAGCACTAACTGCAGGTTTGGGTGTGGTTGTAAGTCAGTATGCAACTGCAAATCTTGATCTAAGTAGGGAATTTATCACTGTTATTCCGGAGGACAAAATTGGTGATCTTGAGTATGTTGAAAAATGTATTATAGAAAATAGAGAGTACTCTGTTAAGAATAGAGATGAGATAATCGAATACTCAAAACAATTTGATTGGGTCGAGGTTGTCAAGAATCACTATGTTCCAAATATGGAAAAGATTATCAGGAATACATGTAATAAAGTTGCTATTTGTTTTATTGGAACAGGTAAGTATATTAATTTTCTTCCGAATTATTATCAACATATTGAAGAGCATTTTCTACCTAACTCCGAAAAAACATTCTTAGTGTTTACGGATGGGGAATTAGAAGGAGTTCCAGATAACGTGATTCAATATCATCAGAATCATTTAGATTGGCCATTTATTACTCTCAAAAGATTTGAGATTCTAAATCAAGCAAGACAAGATATCATGAAAAATGATTGGTTCGTTTTTATTGATGCTGATGCTTTAGTGAAAAGTGATATCACTGAAGATGAATTTTTTGATTATGATAAATCTTTCTTTGGAGTGCATCATCCATGTCATTTTCTTGGTATGAAACCACATGATGAGTATCCTGGTGCGTTTGAGACAAACCCAAAATGCCGAGCTTCTATTTCAAAGGGTGATGATACTTCAACTTATTGGCAAGGATGTTTGTGGGGTGGAAAAGTTCCTGATGTTTTACAGTTAATTGATGAATTGCAAACAAGAACTGAAAATGATTTAAAAGATGATATAATTGCAGTATGGCATGACGAGAGTCATTTAAATAAATTTTTTATTGAAAATAAAGAGAGGGTAAATACCCTTTCACCCTCATATGCATATCCCGAAGATTTTTCTTCACAGTGTAAATTTGATTCAAAAATAGTGCATTTATCAAAAAATAATTCAAAGTATCATGTATAAAATATTTTTTAATGTAAGATGTTTTTTATGGTCTATTGCTGCAGAAATAGAATATAAACTTTATCCATGGAAATCTAAAGAACCTCCTTCTTGGGCAATATCAAGATATAATGTCGATCATGGTATAATTGATGAGTATGAAAATAATATGTATTTTGGTTGGATAAAATCTTTAGAAGAGAAGATGAGTGGAATTGATGATAGATTAGAACATCTAAAAAATGAAGTTGATGAGATTAAAAAATGAAAATCGCAATCTTGGGATCTGCTGGACAGATCGGTGCTTATCTAGAAGAATATTTAAAAGAGAAGGGGCATGATGTAATTGGTGTTGATATAGTTGAAGGTCCGCAGAATGATCTTCGTGTAACACCAAACATTTATGTTGAAGGCATTATAAAGAATGCTGACTTTGTATTCTTCCTTGCTTTTGATGTTGGTGGATCTCATTACCTCAAAAAGTATCAGCATACTTTCCAGTTCATCAACAATAATACACGTATGATGGCAAATACTTTTGCCTTACTTGAGAAGTATAACAAGAGATTCGTTTTTGCATCATCTCAAATGAGTAATATGAGTTACTCTCCTTATGGAGTGATGAAGAGAGTTGGTGAACTTCATACTACAGCATTGAAAGGACTTATAGTGAAGTTCTGGAATGTGTATGGTATCGAAAAAGATATGGAGAAGGCTCATGTGATCACTGACTTCATCCGTAGGGGATTTGAGGAGGGTGAATTTGAGATGATGACTGACGGCACTGAAGAACGTCAGTTTCTTTATGCTGAGGACTGTTGTGAGGCATTAGAGACTGTGATGGAGAACTTTACCGACTTCAAACCAGAAGATCCTCTTCATGTTACTTCCTTCAGTTCTACTTCAATTAAAGATATTGCCTCAATCATTCAGGGGCAATTTAATTTGATTGGTAAGACCGTAAATATTAAACCTGGTCTTGCAAAAGATAGTGTTCAGATGGATAAACGAAACGAAGCAGATACTTATATTACTGGATGGTGGATGCCTAAAACTACTATAGATAGAGGGATTGCAAAAGTTTTTGAGGATATGAAAGGTGATTGGATTTAATCATATAGGAACTATTGGAAGGTTTGGTAATCAGATGTTTCAGTATGCGGCACTCAAAGGTATTGCCGCAAATCGAAAGTTTGAATATACCATTCCTCCAGAGAACTCACAAGTTCAAATTGATAATTATGGATTAATAGAAGCATTTGAACTTACCCACAATAAAAATATTGGATGGATTGAAACTGAAAATATAATTCAGGAAAATCATTTTCATTTTGATGAGGATATATTTAATAAGTGTCCTGACAAAGTAAGTGTTTATGGATTTTTTCAAACAGAAAAATATTTCAAACATATTGAAGACGAAGTTCGTAAAGATTTTACTTTCAAAAGTAATTGGTTAGATCCTTGTAAAGAGTTTCGTAGTCAGATGGGAGAAGAAGTTATCTTCCTTCATGTTCGTCGTGGTGATCCTGGTCTTACTGATAAGAGAGGATTTAAGTGGGCATATGTAAACCTTGCACATCAACATCCTGTGCAACCTCTTGAGTATTATGAGAAGGCACTTGCAGAGTTTGATGAAAGTATTCCTGTAGTTGTGTTTTCAGATTCGATTGAGTGGTGTAAGGAGCAAGAGTTCTTTCAGAATGATCGATTCATGTTCTCTGAACCAGAAGATACTCATTCAGATGGTGCATTAGTTCCTTATCTTGATATGTGCTTGATGTCTTTATGTGATCATGCTATTATTGCTAATAGTTCTATGAGTTGGTGGGGTGCATGGTTGATTCAAAATCCAAACAAAAAAGTAATTGCACCAAGCATATGGTTTGGTTCTGATTATGCCGACAAAGATACAAAAGATTTATATTGTGAGAATTGGAAGGTTATCTAATGGATAGAAATAAGGCACTTTATAAACTTAAAAGACTTCCTCCCATATATTATCTAAATCTGGATGAGCAACCAGAAAGAAAAGAATATATGGAAGAGCAATTTAAGTATTGGGAGATTGAGAATTATACTCGTATCTCTGCATACGATGGTAGGGACGGTAGAGACCTCGGAGACATTCTCAAAGGAAGATATCCTGATAGTATGACTTCTGGTGAAGTAGGATGCACTACGTCCCATCTGAAAGCAATGGTAGAGTTTCTTAAAACAGATGCTCCATGTGCATTGATGATGGAAGATGATTGTGATATTTCTACTGTATCTTATTGGCCTTTTGAATGGAAAAATTTCTATGCAAAAGTTCCTTATGACTATGATGTAATTCAACTTGCAGTTATTAATACGGCATCAGTTCATTTACAAATGCATAAAAGATTTGTAAATGATTTTTCAACAGCATGTTATATGATTACCCGTCGTCATGCACAAAAACTAATTGACCTTCATATAAGAGGAGATAAGTATAAGATTGATAATGGAGTTAAACCAAGAGCAGTTGCTGATGATCTGATTTATAATTCTGGAAATACTTTTACTATTCCTTTGTTCTTATACAAACTTGAACTTGGTTCTTCAATTCATGATGAGCATATTGAAGTTTTTCATAAGTCAAGTTATGAAGGTCTTTGGAATTTTTGGAAAACACAAGCAAACCAAATTGAAGATTGGGATGCACTATTTGACTATGACCCATACTTTAATCGGTTGCCTCCTGGGTTTGAAGGGAAATAACACAGAGAGGGGCTTGACCCCTCTTTATTTTTGCTATATAATACTGTAATGTTTCTTCACAAAACTCAAATGACTGTAACAACAGAAGACGGTGGACGCACAAACATGTGGGCCACTGAACCTCGCATGTATGTTGATCCATCTTATACTGAGGCATATGGTCTTGAGACATATGCAGAACGTGCAGAGAAACTCAATGGTCGCACAGCAATGATTGGATTTGCTTTTGCACTAGTTTCTTATGCCACGACTGGTAGTGTGTTCTTTTTCGGACTTTTTGGTTTTTGAGCACTTGACAATGTATCAAATTTTGTTTACAATAACTAGTATTGCCTTCCTTGTGTTGTTGGCATACTCTGTAGAAAACCTTTCCGAAACTTACTAATGGATTTTAATGTTACCTTCCGCACTCCTGATGGAGATGAAACCACAGTTAAATGTGCGGATGACCAATACCTTCTTGATGCTGCCGAGGATGGTGGTGTTGATATGAACTACTCTTGCCGTGCCGGTGCTTGTTCATCTTGTGCAGGTAAGATTGTATCTGGTACAGTAGACCAAAGTGATCAATCATTCTTGGATGACGATCAAATGGAAGAAGGATATGTGCTCACTTGTGTTGCATATCCAACTTCTGATGTTATAATTGAAACTGAACAAGAAGAAAATCTTTACTGATGCACGGAAGTCTTGAACCAGAAGATCGAGTAATGGATACTCCATCTGTTTATGAACAAGTTTCTTCTCTTGCCCAAAAATATGGGTGGGAAGAAGGTGATAACATTGTAGTTGAAATGGCAGGAACTCAAGTTTCTGGTATTGATGTAGGTGAAGTCTATAATAAGAAATGGCAATCACCTATCGGAACACGTAAGTATAACAAAGAGGCATTCATTGTTATCAAAAATCTCTCAAGAGATTCCTTTGAGTCTTCTAAACCTATGGATAGAGAACACAAACCTCAACATCCATATGAACCAGTTAGTAAAACAAATGCCTGATCCAAATCAACTCTATGATGATATGGAGAGACTAAATGCCCTATACGAAGAACTCTGCTGGGCACATGATGATGAATTAGTATTCACTCATGAAAATGGTAGAGTCATTATTTACAACAAAACACAAGAGGAAAAAAATGAACGAAAGATCAGAACGTATTAATGGATGGGCAGCAATGATTGGCGTCATTGCCGCAATGGGATCATATGCAACAACAGGTCAACTGATTCCTGGAGTATGGTAAAATGATATTATTAGCAACCTTCATGTTGGGTGCTTTTATAATTCATTCCGTATTCTCTGAAGATATTGATGATGACGATGATAAGGGTGGTGGTATGTTGATACCAGCACAAATCCCAATTCAATAGAAGACAAAAAAGACTTTACTCTATATACTGAGTAGAGTCTTTTTAATATAATGCCAAGTAATCAATTGAATAAGGATGAAATGATATGTCATGTTCTTAAACTCAAGCATGAGGTTGATGGAGAATCAAAAAATGTATGGCAAGGAGAAAAGGATTTAGTTCATAAATATCTCAATAAAGTACTGGATAAAATTCAAGAATATCGATATTGATTATTTGACAATTTGTCTTTCTGGGAATATAATAAATATCTATACATAAGGATTTGTAATAATAGTGTCAATCAGGAAACCATCAGAATACTTTGATAGAGAAAAAGCATCTGTTGAAAATGTAATTCAGGGTAGTATTGAAAATCCTGAATTGAATACTTTTTCTGATGCTTATGATGCATTCAAAAGAAATTTAAGTAAGGTTGATGTCCTAACTGATTTTTCTGAAACATTAGGGAACTATCAATCTAATATAGAAAAGGTAAATCATCTCTCTGAAAAGATTGAAGAGTTAGATGGTGATATTAAAAATCTTCTTACGAAAGAAGATTTGGACAAGGCACTAGTATCTCAACTTTTGTTTCTTGAGGAATGTATTCGTGATGTTCAAGATAAAGTTAAAGGTATAAATCAAAAAAATCTGATTCAAATTAGATTAGATGTTTCTGATTTATCTGAAACAGTTAATACTTTTGTTGATGATGAACTTCCAAGATATGAAAAATTAGTTTCTGATTCTGAAATTAGACTTACTAATAGATGTGAAGTATTAGAAGAAGAACTGAAAGAAACTTTAGATAATATAAAAGATGTTGTTGATGAAAAATATGTTGAGGATTTTAATTCTCTCAATGAAGAACTTGGTAGGATAAAGAATAATGATATACCAAAATATAAAAATTTAATTGTTGATTCTGAAATAAAAACAGATTCAAAGATCAAAGAGTTTGCAGAATTTTTAGATAATACTGTAAATGATGTTGTATCTAAAATTGAACTTGTAAAGGAAGATAATACTGAAATTTTTGATACTTTAAATTCTAAAGTCGGTGAAGTTAATCAGATTCATGATCTGATGCTTGAGGATATTGAAAAGAGTGAAACTACTAGAGATGAACTAGATAAAAAAGTTGTAGATTTGAAAATTGAGATATTGAGAAATGAATCTCATATCGAAAATCAAAATAAAAGTATTGAAACCATTCATGAAGATGTTAAATCTGCGATTGATAAGTTAAGTATTGAAGAAATACAAAAGAACAATTCAAGACTTGCAAGTAAAGTAAAATATATTGAAGAAGTATTTGAAAAATTTAATGAGAAAGAACTTTTAAGTGAAAATATTATCACTGAACCTAGTTCTTCAGATAATAGTGATCCATTAACACCATTAGATCAGAAATTTGTAACTTTGGACCAACTCCAGAGTCACTATAGATTATTTGTAAATCGTATTCAACAACAACTCTCATCATTAGGTGGTGGTGGAGAGGTTCGTCTTGAGTTCCTTGATGATGTTGATAGAGATAGTGCAAGGGTTAATAATAAGTTTTTAAAATATAATTCTGCCTTAGGTAAATGGGTAGGTGCTAATGCTTCTGGAGGAGCAGGTTCTCAAACACTGGATGAAACTTTAGAATTAGGAGATACTTCTGCCAGGGGAATGAGTGTTGGTGTTGTTACTTCTACCAAATTTCATGTAGACCCTGTTGGTTCTGGCGTTATTTATAGTGAGAATTTAGTTGTTGTTGGTGATGCAAGAGTTACTGGAATTTTAAGTATAGGTACATCTTCAATTGTATTAGATCCTAATGCTAAGAAAATTACAGGTATTGAAGAAGTAGAACTTGGAACAACTACTTTAAAGCATGATGCTGCGGGGAATATAACTTTTGTTAATACAACTAATCCCACACAAATAATTAATGTTGGTATTGGAACTTCTGCTTCAGTTAATACAACTGGAATTATTACTGCATCATCATTCACTGGATCTGGTGCTAACCTAACAAATATCCCAAATACTTCATTAGATAATACTAGTGTTTCTTTTGGTGGTGTAACACTTAACTTAGGTGGTAGTGATGCAACACCAGCATTTGATTTATCAGATGCTACTAATTATCCAACTAGTAGTCTTAGTGGAACCATTACTAATGCTCAGTTGGCAGGTTCTATTGCGAATGCTAAGTTAGCAAACGACAGTGTTTCCTTTGGTGGAGTATCATTAGACCTTGGACAAACAGATGCAACACCAGCATTTGACCTTTCTGATGCTACT